ATGCTGGGGTGGGCATTGACCTCTTCCACGGTATAGCACTTGATAGTATCCGGCAAATGTTTGTTCATGTATTTAACAGCCTGGCCTAAAGTTTTAGGTAATCTGGGTTTGAATAGCTTAAGCATTGTCAGCTCCTTTCCCCTTATCCTCGGTGGTATTAAAAGCCTCGAGTTTACCCCTTAACTTGGCTTCCTCAGGGGCCCAAGCTGGGTTCCAGGCAAAGCCATGCATGTTGTACCTTTTCATTTCTTTATTTTATTTATAGTTTACACAAATATAATAACAAAAATAACCCAGTGGTGATTTCCTATAATCTAACCCACTAAAGTTTAGAGCATTCATCTATTCTGCGGAATTTATTAGCTACTTCCTTGAGTTCTTTGGTTAACAGAATCTTCCTTAGATCCTCTGAAACATTAATAGAGTATGTGGCATGGGAAAGTACATGATATAATTGTTGTATAACCTGCTTATCATCATAATAGGCTTTTAAATCCCCGCACCATAGGGGCATTACAGAAAAGTCGAGATCAGCCCCTAGGAGATTAGCTCCTTGGAGATTAGCCCCTCTGAGATCAGCTCCTCTGAGATTAGCATCTTGGAAATTAACCCCTATGAGATTAGCCCCTCTGAGATTAGCCCCTCTGAGATCAGCTCCTCTGAGATCAGTACTATGGCTAGGGTTATAACTAAAGCAAAATGATTGGTACCTATTAAAGGTTTTGGTATCCCCCTGCTTTAAGATGGAGATTAGACGGGTTTTTAGGTCTTTTTTCATATCTATTTTTATTGTTTGTTTATACAAATATAAGAACAAAAAAATCCCGATGCAACACACCGGGATCCAACCATTCTTCTAGCCTTTTATTATACTCTATTGATCTATATACTGATCTTCATCGAGTTGTTCTTCTACCTCTCTTCTATTCTCATGAGATTTTCTTTTAACTGCCTTCTTTTTGGGAGCTTCTAATACCTTTTGGGTGATCTCATTGATTACCTCAGCTTCCTGGTCCTCTTCCTCATCCCTATGAATAGGTACTCCGCCCGGGGTAAGCTTAAGGAATGTATTCTTATCTCCCTCAATATTCTGGCCATTATAGTTTACCTCTGGGGTACCCAATTCGATATCATATTCCTCATATAGGGATTTCATCTTAACCTCATCCTCTTTTAATGGCTTAGCAGCTTCTGGGGCATTAAGCATTGCAATTGCATCCTCAGTGGTAAGTACATCAGCATCCTCTGTCTGTTTTGGTTGAAAGATTTGTATCTTAGTGGATGTATCCTTAAAGAAATTGGAGTATACTTCACCGATGGATTTAGTGGAATCGAAAAGGTTTTTCATGGCCTTATTTACCTCTGCTGATATAAAGGGTTTATATACTCCGCCCTGTGCCGCAGCTAATAGGTCATGTTGGTTTTTGGCCTTACCGTAGTTATCCATTGTGGCCTGAATAGAAAGGGCAGCAAGAGTTTCTAGGGTACCCCCAAGGTTATCAGCGGATACTAATCCAGATATAGCTCTGGCACCCTCTGACATGTAGGGATATAGTTCACTAAGTGGTACCTGGATGGTATGTGATAGCTGTTGTAGGTTCATGGATTGTCCCTGATAATGTAGTCCATCCATCACGTATTGCTGCATGAAATACCTAAGGACTTTGTCCCTATCCTCTTGTGATTTTGTCTTCTGATATTGCATACTTAAGTGGGTCATCCCAAGTGGTCTGGGTACTCGTTTTTCTTCCATTTCTTGTTTGTTTTATAGTTAAAATGTAACTAAAGGTTGCAATAGTAGTGGTAGCTGTGGCAATAGGGTATACCCTTAGGTATAGTCTATAAACAGGTAACTCTAAAATAGCCAGCACCTTAGAGAGGATACTGGCTATAAAAACAAACTTCAAACTTATAGAAAAACAAACTAAATATTTTGTGTTATGGGTTATCCCCGTGATAGCTAGTGATAGCATCTGCCCCGAAGTTGAACTGAGAAAAGTAATCATCGATCTGTTCCCTTACCTCTCCCTCGTTAAACATCTCTGAAAATTCCCAGTTAAGCTTAGCATTAGAGGTATGGAGATATAGGCTAAACTCATCCATCCTTACCAATTGGGCCCTGTCAAAAGGGATTAGTGTAATAAGCTCCTCATCGTTGGATCTAATAATGAAAGCATCATGTTTGAGGATTGTGGTACTATTGTTGTTATTACTCATCTTCTTCCCCCCCTTTTGGTAGTTGAACATAGGATGTTTGTTTCTGAAGTTCCAGCAGTTTCATCCCATCTGGGTCTGTAAGGGCAATGATGAATGTGCTCATGGGATGGGTAACTAAGCTAATGATGTTATCCTTATCGATTAGCTCATCATAGATGTCGCAAATGGTTTTTCTGATTTTTAGTTTGAAGATGTGTTCCTTGGATTTCATGAACTTCATCATCCTTGATTTGTGTTCCTTTAGTAATTGTTCTTCGTAAGCGTACTTAGCAGTAGGGTGGACGAAGTTGGTAAGAAATTCTGAGTTATCAGCCATGGTATTAAATTTTTTGTTTATTTTATTTTGTTGTTTCTTCAATACAAATATAAATAAAAAATTTAATATATTATACTACCAAGTACCAACCCAGTTACTAACCGGGTAACATCCAATAAACTAAATACCCAATTAAGGCTTGAGCAACAACTAAGATTAGGGAAAACAATAACATCCCATATCCATGTTCTCTCCAGTAATAAGCGAATTGTTTTAGGACATCATTACTTGATAGAGAGTTTGATATGAACATGTGGTACTGTACAAAGATAATAGCATCCATCCAAAGATAACTGTAGTAATTAGTAGTTAAAAAACGTAGTATTAGATAGGTACCAATTGAAGCTTTTACTAGTGTATGGAATATTAGGTGGGTTGATTTCATGGCTTTTAGGTAAATTAGAGGAGGGGTGGCGGACCCCCTCCTCGTTGATAGCTACTTGGTGAAAATATTAACAATATTCGGCCATAATGATACCGGCACCTTGGGTTGAACTACCCACGTTAAAGGTAGCAACTACCATGGTGTCCTCGGTTAAAGGTATAATCATGTCGTTTCTACTGTGTGCAATATGGTGTAGGTCAATATTGCTGTCAGCCAAGTAAGCATCAGCATCCCCCGCTTTACCAATATCAAGGGTAGTGGTAAGACTGTCGAATACCTCAGTGATCTGTATTCTGATACCAGTTAGGCGTTTCCCACTTGGGATAGCTAAATCCTGGATATTGAAAGTAGCTGGTGATTCATGGGTAAAGGTTTGAACTCTACACATGTTACTTTGCATATCAGTATTCACAGCCTCAATCGCAGTCTCAAGAGAATCCAAGGCACCAGATACTGTGGCATTCTCAGGAATGGTAGTACCATTGGTGTTAGTACCAAGATTAGTTGCTCCACCTGATCCTAGGAAGGAAGTAAGGTTAGAGATATCTGTAGCCATACTAGCAAGCTTAGTATCTAAGTCTGCAAATACAGCCTGAGCAGTAGCCCCTGAAATCTGAGTAAACCCAGAATCATCCACAGATACATCTGCAGCAGTAATAGCATCAAGAGTAAATTCCCCTGTACCAGAATTATAGGTAATACCCGATCCAGCTGAGAACATAGATCTGATTACTGCCTCTGATAAATCCGATTGTAATGCAGAGAAGTCATTTACATCACCCTGGTTGTCACCATTGTGAATATATGATCTCTTTGAATCGGTAGCAGTAGTCAGAATAACTACGTCTCCCTCTTGGAACTCAGTACCAGTGTAAGAAGCTGCTACAAAATCTGCTATAGTGGAGTGAGTTACATCCACTGTCACATCTGCAATAGCTAAGTCAGAAAGAGCAATTTCGTTGTTAACGATAGAAACTCTATTTTGACTACCAGCTGCTACTGATAATTGATCCTGTTTAGCATCTAATTGGGACTTTATAACAACCGAATCATCAACTGTTCCGGCTAAAGCTTGAATTTCTACCAAGGCAGTTTCGGCATTGTTCATTGCCTTTACTCTGGTGCCATCGTTAATGACTTTAAAGCCACCTTTTCCTAATTCGACTTTGGCACCTAATCCGGTTAAACCATAGTTTTTGTTTTCCATGTTACTAATGTTTTAGTGTTAAAATGTGAGTAATTTATACTTAAACTCAAAAGCCTTTGTAGGATCTCCTGAGATTATTAAGTTGATTGAATTGCCAGTGAGTTCCACATTATACTCTACTCCTAGTAGGTTATCATTGAAGAATCTCTCTGGCCCTATACCAATGGCTTCCCCATTGATAATGGTAAGCTTACCAGCCTCTACCCCAGTTCCCTGCAATAAGCAGTAATCTATAATAATGGTTTTGGCAGTCGTTTCTCCCACTTTAAGAGTGGTAGAACCGGTAAATAAATGTTTGAGTATTTGCTCAGTTGGTAAGGGGCTAGAAGTTCCACAGGTATCACTATTATTTACGTTGATAGTGATGTTGTTAGCATCTCCGGGATTTGTTGGAGTTGTTTCTCCAACCCCCAGCCAAGAGTACTTGGCATACCCCATAAAATTCTCTAACCCAAAGTCAATGACGATAGAACTATGGGTAAGGAATACGCTATAATCAAAGTCTGTAAGGGGCTCCCTATTAAGCCCGAATACGCAGTCAACCTCGGGGAATAGCATATCAAAGGCCAAGGGTATCTCCCATTTATCGGAGGGAGTTTTCTGTTCGAATATTTCTACGTGTTGTATCTTGCTCATAACTTAATTATTAAACGTAAAAACCTAATACTATCCTACCTGTTAATGCTACTGCCCCAAAGTGGAATTGTAGGGTTTTACCCACTGGGTCATAAAGGTAATCTGGATCCTTGATAGGCCTTACCTTATTATCAGCATCCTTCTTATGTACAGATAAAATGGCTAGTTCCACATCTACCGGGATATCAAGAGGAATAGATAGTTGGACTACATTATCAAAGTCATATCTTACTATCTGCTGATAATCGAACACCTTGTTAAAAGCAGAGAAATCCATTCCTAGATCTGGTACATCACTTGAAGCAATAACCTCTTCAAAATGGATGTCGGTGTCTACCATAGGTTTACTATCATTCACACATTCAATAAATGCCCCGTCATCTACATCTGATTTACCAAATAGAGCAATCCGATCATCTGGCTTAACACCTATCTCAAATTCAGGCATTTTTAATAGCATAGATGAAGTATGCTTAGGGATTACTGCGGTAACATCTGAATCCGCTATTTTAGTGGATGTACTTCCATCAGAGCTAACCCTAGCGTACCAGAACTGTACGTGATAATCCGATGATTGCTCACTCCATACTCTCAGGGTAGTAGCAATAGTGGCATTACCCGATTTCTTAAACTGTATTGCACCTTCGCCCCCATTGGCTTTACTGCCAGTAATGATGTTTATAGTGGGGTCTAGTATAATATCGGCTAACCCACCATCTATTTTCCCTACTGGGAGTGGTGTATCGGCTTGATTAATGGTATATCTTATACCCGGATATCCATGAGTATCTTGTTGTAGGTGTTTATACTCTTTATCCAAATATAGATGGCCTTCTGACAATGGGTTAGTAGAATGTAAGAAATAACCACTAAAAGGATTTAGAACATCCACTTTAAACTCCTTAAGTAGAATCTCGGCATTACCCAAATCTGATTCTGGGTAAAGGATAACCGCATAGTTAGAGATATCATTTGGGATAGTAAAATTCTCCTCCACTGTATGGAAATCATTTACCACATCCACATTAATGATCTTCTCTGTTACCAAGGCCCAACCAGTATCAAATATTGGGGCTAGGGCATTACGGGATTTAAAGATATCCTTAGTATATACATCAGGCTTACCAACATGTTTTACTAATGCCAGAATATACCCGGTTTGTTTGTTGGTTAATTCAACGGTTACTTTAATATCCTTTCCCCATAGAGCTCTCGTCTCATCTGCGGTAAAGATATGGTGTATATTAAAGTCCCCATCTATTTTAATATGGCCATTTGAGACTTCCCATCGTAATTGACTAATTGGTACAACTCCCCAGCCATCTAATTGTTGTACAACTGAGCCCTGAAGGATAGTTTCTGCAGCTACATTCTTTTTGTTAAGGTATTGCAGGGTACATCTTGATTCTCCAAGGTAAGCAGCGGTATAATTTATATCCTGCTTAGTGTCAGCTTCATATTGGAGAAGAGCTTGGCCAGTTTTCTCAACTGAGTTTAGTGATTGGATCATTAGCCCAGAAAGGCCATCTTCTTTACTGTTGATGTAAATCTCATCCCCAGTTATATCCGTGATAACTACGCATTTAAACTCTTCTAAGCCAGAGGTATTAACTACTCCCAGTATCTCCAAGTCCCCAAAGGACTCTCCTATTTTATAATAACGCTGGGCTATCATAAAATTACCATCCTTATCCTTGATATATGTATTTTCTGCTGTGTCCCCCTCTACAGCGGTCTTCTTAATCAACATGATACGGATAATACCACTGCTCCTAGCAATGCCCTCGAAAGATACTCTCATGGCTATCATGAAATCAGTACCACCAGTAACGTTAGGATCCTTTCCATCGTATTCCTGGATACCATAGGCCTTATTACTACGGTCCTTCTTTATCCCAATGCCATCAGCATCTATTACCACATCATCGAACCATAATGCCCCTTTATGGTATTTGTCTGTGGCTCCATAAATACCCATAATATACTCCAGATTAGAAAGGTAAGCTAAGAACCCGGGATTATGCTGTTTCTCGTAAGCTAGCCTATCTATCTCAAGGTCTACTCCCAAATCTTTATTTGGGTCACTGAATGCTCTCAGCGGGGGTAGGAGCATTATATCATTGGCTTTAAACTCTTGGGGTAATTGTGGGGCTTCTCCCTCTACCTGTGGGATAGGAACTCTTACGTTAGTGTATGGTTTTATGACTGCAGTGGTGTTATCCATTGGGTCAACCTCTACAATAGAGCTAGGCATTACCAAATCAGTAATACCCAGTGTTAAATCTGTAGGGTCATCCCCCTGTACCCCAATACCATCATTGGTAGCCTGGTTAAGATAATATTGGAATTCAACTTTAATACTATCACCTGGGGTTATAGTGGTAGGTATAATGATTAACCCATAACTCTCATTCCCTATAGCATAACCCTGAACAAGTAGTTTATGCACATCAGCTCCAATCTTAACCGAGCTTATATGTGAGCATAAGATTGCGGGTACCAAAAGGGCTAAATATGGATCTGCACCCGATGGGATATTAATATCTGCTGGCTCTAGCATAGTTATGTTACTGACTATCCAGGAATTATCGGATGGCTTATAATCAGATGCAATAAACCCATAGTGAGCCCTAGCACTCAAATAACCCGCAGAATCCAATTGATGTATGATATCGGGTATAGTATGGAGTTGATCTTGGAATTCAGTTTGTATCTCCCTAAAAGTATGTAGTTTATCCTTTAGAGCTGCCTCAATAGAGGCAATGCTAAGTGATAGACCTGGGACTTTCGACTTGATAATAGAGATTAACCCAGTTAGGGAATCAGGTATAAAACCAGAGAAAGCTTTAACCCAACCTCCTGTGACTTTACTCAAGAATATCATATTACCAGCTGGCACATTAATAGAGGTTGTACCAATTGACCCATCTAGGGTTTCACCAGTGGGAATGCCAATAAAAACATTGTTATTACTATCCTCATTGATAAAACAGAATGGAGAATCATTAACCACTCCCATACTTGTAGCGGGTAGGGTTATGGTTTGGCTGTTTGACTTTAACCCATAGACGGAGATATAGTAAGCCTTTTTAGCTGTACTGGGTAGTGTTGGTAAGGTATTACCCCTGTAATTATACACCTCGTTAGGAAGTGCGGTTGGGTGGGTTTTTAATCTACCAATATCACTGGTGTTCTTAGCAATTGAATCCAGTACAGATTGTGATACACCAGCATTACCCACTGAAGTCTCAGCCCAAATAGTCCCATTGTGGGAATAGAACTTTGAAGTGGCTTTTACATAAACTAGTTTATCTAGCTTTCTTTCATCCGAGATGTTATCCCGGTCGGCTTCAGTCTCTACTATCTGAAGTCCACCCTTTCCAAATTTAGCATCATGAGTAGGCCATGTGTTCTGATCATCCGTGCCGGGAGTAAGAACCGCTGATATGGGGGTACCATTTAGTATTTGTGTCATTTTGAGTTATTTTTGTAGGGTTCGAAAAGTAGGACTACTATCGTATAATCTGTGAGGACTACGGATGGTTGTATAGCTTACACCGTCCACCAATACAGTTGCTTTAGTCCAAATAGAGCCAAGATTGGATGGGGCTTGAGCCACATACCCAATATGGGCAGCATCTACTGAGGGTAAGCAAATATAGAAGTAATTGGGGGGTACAGCCTGGTGTGCATAGAAATCCCCTAATGGGTTAGTTAATTCCTTATGTGTAAGGAGCTTGATAGCAGAACTAGGTATAGTATCACCATGATAAAACCCATAATAAATATCGAATTTATTACCAGGATGGGAACCACCTTGGCCCAGCACATCAACTATAATTTGGAGGGGATTATTTGGGTCTTTATACACATCCACGTTACCCATAAACTTTATGGTATCTGCATTTTTTATCTCAGTACCTTGGTTATTAAAATACCGGGTTGGGAGATGTCTACGGGTTAAGTCAAGGTCCCTTATGACTATAGCCCCAGTCTGAATATCAAGTACAACAAATCCAAACTCTTCCCCAGAGGGTAATACTAGGTTAGGCCTAACCTCTACTCTACCATCTGATAATGTTAGCTCCCTATTATAAAGAGCCATCTCGTTAGAGGCTATATCAGTGGGCTTTTCTCCCTTAATTAGCCTAAGTGTATCTACTATAATAGATTTACCTATCTCAGCCTTTATTGCCCAGGTACCGTCTGGTTGCTTTACCTCAAAATAATAATGGAGGTTAGTGGGGTTAAACCTTACCCTACCATCAGTCCCATAGTATTTGATTAAAGCTAAAGGATCACCACTTGCCTTTACTCCGGTATCTACTGTACCTATATACCAATTGCCATTGGCTCCAATAGAGGGAGAAGTTCCCGAAGGCCCTCTTGCCAATAGCATTTGATCTACCCAGGCTGGTGATTTATATTTTTGTACTAGGTAATTTCCAGTGGGTTGTTTTATAGCAACCAATTCTCCCTCTGCTGGACTGGGTAGGGCGGCATCTCGTTCAGCTTCAGTATCGAAAAAATGATCCTCTGGGAGAGAGAGAACACCTGAACTAGATCCGCCCTTAAAAAAATATTCAGAAAGTTTTTGGATTAGATCCGCTCTACCGGTATGGGCAGGGGATGTAACTTCGGATACCTTTATAGTAAACCCCTTTTTCTCATACTCCGTTGGGACTATTTCTGGGGTTATTACTATGGCATCCAGTTTTTCGGGATGGGGGAAGACGTTATAGCTTGGCAAAAAGCTGAAAGACTGAGTGCCAGACGTATAAACTACACTTCCCTTACTACTTGAGGTGAATGTACTCATGGCTATTTGTATTACGGTTCAATTAATTCTACAAAAATAGGGATACCAGCCTTAGCCAATATCCCCAGAATCAAAAACAAACAATAAACAAACAAATCATTTAGTACTCACCAAGTGTTACTATTTAGTAGGGGGATAGGGATTCGAACCCATGAGATTTTACCCCCCAGTGGTGGTATGCCTATACCGCCTTTTCAGCGAAGTTCACTTTGCAGAACTCTTCATATTTAGCTTTTAACTCTTTCTTGTCTTTAACCTTGGCGGAGGCTATTTTAGCAAGAAAAGCAGTATTTTGCTTTCTGATTTTTTGGCGGTGTGATTTTCTAGCTTGGGTATCGATACAGCCCTTAGGATAAACGTACTTTAGCGGTTTATTAAGTACTGTTTTTTGTGTTGCTGCAATTGCAACAGCTTCCTTGATTGAATCGACCTCACCCTTGTTTTTCTGTAATTTCTTTTTCGGTTCTTTGGCAGCGGTAGCCTTAGATTTAATTGGGGTGGTCTTCTGTTTAGAAGAAGGTGATAGGTTAGATACTGCCTTTTTAAGGTCATTGTCTGTTGCCTGTTTAACTTTTTTAGTAGTTGCCATGTCTTTAAATTTTTATTAGTTATACTGATTAATTATTTATACTACAAATATAAATAAAATAATAACTCGATGCAAGGATCTTCAGGGCCAACCAAGATCCTACCGTTTAGCCCTCTTTTTCTTTTTTCTCCTTTTTGCTATTGCTTTTTTATTAAAGCCAGATTTTGAGGAATTTCCACGGTCGTAAGGGGGATTATTATGAATAAGGTCTTTCTTTAAGCCCTCATGTTCATACCCCATAGGGATATCATTCATGATAGATTCCCTGATGCTAAGTTGTAGATTTTTCATGGTATTACCGGATTGTCTAGCCTTCTCTACCATTAGGATTCTCTCAGTTGCTTCTACCAGAGTAAAGTTGGTAGTTCTTGATAATTGTATTGCTGCCTCCCTAAGGTTTTCTGCAGCATCATGGGCAGTCATTCCAACCCCTATTATCCTCCCCTTGGTATCCCAAGTTATTACCCCCCTAGTTTCAAAGTCTACCCTTGGGAGTTCATTATCCCATACTGTTGGTAAGGTTTTATGGCCATTAACTTTTTCCCAAGCTTTTTCCCAGACTTCTTTTAGCCAAATATCTTTTTCTTGACTTGGTGTGAGACATATGAGTCTATCATGGCCAAGGCATTCCCCAAGCCTAGATACAAGCTCCATATTGTATTTCCCCATACCCCTATGGGCTATCATCTCAGCCCGTGTAATGTCTAATACCTTTTTCTCCGCAGCTTCAAAATCTGTGATTATGGCCTTGGGTAATGGGCCCACCCCCCCATAACTATCCACCGGGTATATAGCTTTTTGGTATTTATGGAGTCTTCTGCCTTTTAGGCTTTTATCGTTGTTCTCGCTCATATTGAATGGGTGTTAAGTCATACTCATCTCCGAGGTATTCTCTCATATAATCTTTGAATTCATCCTCATCCATAAGTAAGATGTCGTTGTCTTTGGTTGTTTGCCTAGAGGGATCAGGCCCCATTGGGGTGTATTTGAAAGAGTCTACCCTTTCTCTTTTGGGTAGACTCTCCCTATACTTGATTATCTCCATATCCTCTCTGTCGTATTTAGCATCTAGTCTCAAATTTGCATATGCGAGTAGAATTACTCCGATTAGTACAAAAATGAATGCTTGCTCAGATTGATTTGGTTTTGCCATTAGTCATTAAAATAAGCGGTTAATTCCTCTGAAGTCTTTTGTATAATGCCCATGGCTTTTTCATATTCAGCTACCTTTGGTTTTATAGCCTTAAGTTTATTTATAAAATCCTCCAAGGGAGCTACCACCTCATCAGAGTATTCCTCCACGAAATCTCCGGATTGGATTACTTTAATAGCCAGGGCAGTTACGTTTACCTCATTATCTATATCATCTCCCCCGAATAGATACTTTAGGGAGTCGATAGCATCATCTAATTCATCTTCATCGGGTAATCCTCTAAAGGGGGGAGTATTTCTTATGATTTTTTGGAGATTTAGGTCATCCTTTATAGCCTCTATTCTTTCTTTAACCACCTCCCCAAGATATTCTATAGTATCTTCTGAATGTTCCAAAACGAACCTTTTAAAGTTAGCTTTAACCTTTTTTTGTACCGGGCCCAAAGGTATCTCAATTGGTAAATGGTTGTTCAGCACGCTATTATCATGGAGCACCCTATCCATTTCTATCCCCAATTGCATAGCATTACCAAAGCTTCCTAGGATTAGGGATACTCTTTTGGTATCCATCAGGGGCTTAGCTCGTTTAATTGGCGCGGGCTTAGCTGGTATAGGGGTATACTCATATTTAAAGCCTATCTCCGGAAATCCCGAAAGATCAATATTTTGTACCATATCCGTAGGAGGGCTTTGGAAGTGTAGAGAATCTAACCCATAGGCTTTTTGGAATGATTTCACCAACCCGGTTTTTAATTGAGTTTCTAATTGATTGAACCAAAATTCCACAGTATCCTCTGTAGATAGGGTTAGTTCCAGACTGTTATATAGCTCAATATACCAAGCAGATGAGGGATAATCCTTCACCTCATGTATAATGAAATTGGGGTTAATGACAGTGTTAGAGCCCATATCTGCCAAGTCAAGGGCTTTTTCTATTGCTTCCCTTACTGTTTTGGTGTGTCCGGAAATTGTGGGTATTGCCAAGAATACCATCTTGTAGTTAGCTTCAATATTCATTTTGTTTGTTTTAAATTGATTAATTATTTATACTACAAATATAAATAAAATAATAACCCGATGCAATATTCCACCGGGTTAACGGTTGACCAGCCTTATCTTTCTCTTAGTATAGCCTTTAAGCCTGGTCTATTTTTACTATCCCCGATGGTAAAGCTAAAGCTATCATCCAGGCAGCACCCATCAAAGTCATCATCTTTTCTGTAGCCTTTGCCCGTCCATAGGGAATAAGAAACATAATCATCAGGGGCATTCCTGTGGAAGGTTAGAGTAAAAGGATTGAACCTTATTGGAGCATCCCAGCAGTTATGGAAGTGGAGATCTCTCATAAGAACTTTACGTACATCCCAGTAGGTATTCCAGTTTTTATCTCTCCAAAGGCATAGGATTATTATGGCATGAAGGAATATGAATGATACCACTACTATAGCTATTACCACTCCGATATCTTGGATCATCATAATATTCGATATTGGTTTAGTAATTCCATCACTTGGAAATCCTCTTGATTCTCCATCAATGTCTCAGCAGTTTCCTTGGCTGATAGCCCACTGTCTGAAAGCTCTTCCTGGAGTATCTCAATTTCCATTATCTCTGAAATTGGTATTTCATAATGCTCTTCAGTGTAATCCTGCCTCTTACTAGTAAAAGACAGATTAGTTGGAGTAAGTTTACTATGGGTAATAGTGCACATAATACTAGATTTTAATGGTGTTTAATGAGTTTCCCTATTTTTGAGGGGGCAATATTTACAGTTTCCGAGATTCTCTGCTATATCCTGGGGTAGTACCAGTACTACTTGTTCAGCATCATTTAAAACGTCTGGCTCTCGTAAGTATATCGACTCAGCCGGGTAAATGCAGGATCCTATTTGTATGTTGAATACAGAGTTAGTATTCAGGTGGGGGGTCCCCATCAGATCTATTACTTTTGGTTGGGTTTTATTGTTTGCCATGATTATACCTCCTTTATGTATTCTTCTTTTAATAGCTTTTGTAGGATCTTATCATCCTCTGTTCGGGCATTTCTACTGGCTACTCCAAATACAACCCTATACCGGGCAAGTTCTTGGGAGCTTAACCCCATCCAATGGTAACTACAGAATTCCCCATTTAGTTTGGCATGTTGGGTAGCTAAGTTATCCCTCTTGTAGCTATTATGGAATTTCATTCCCTTTTGGGTTAATTTAATCCCAATGTCTGTTTTCTTGTTTTGGTCTTTTTTCTTACGTAAGTCCATGTTGTTAATGTTTATTCAATGTTAAACCTTCGTTTTAATATAAGATGGAAGTGGGGATGCTGAAATAGTTTTATAGACTCCTCAGTGGTAATCTCCCTACCGTAATATCTATTTGGGGTTTTATACCCATTTATCCTTTCGATTAGCCTTTCCTCGATAGCCTCAAATCCATGGGGTTGGCTTGGTACAGTATTATAATACTCCGGATACTCCTCATAGATATCCCAATTAGCTGAGTAATCAGTGAATGAGAATCCACGTAGTATCATTTCTTCTTGTAGGAGTAAATATCTATTGTAAGTATACTCCCCTTTGTCTAGGAAGTATAATACGTGCCCCTTATTTAGTGTGAATCTCTCAGGGATATCATCCATTGGTATACCCCTCTCCAGTCGTAATCGTAGATTGCCAGGTACTCGTTTTATTTCCCTAAGCTCTGCTTTTACTAGCTTATCAATTAAGTCGCATGGGTGAACCCCATAATTAATTCGAGTCATATTATTTATTTGTTTTGTTATACAAATATAATAAAAATAATAACTCAGTTTAGGTTCTCAGGTCCATCCCAGATCCAACACTAAAAAGGCTTCTCATGATAGAGAAGCCTTTTCTATTTCTTATTACCAGAAATAAAGCAGTTACAGAAAATAACCTAAATATTTAGTTCGGCTAGGGCATTAGCTCCGAACATCTTGTGATATATCTGCTTTAGTTTGGTTGTGTATAAAGGATCTGTTGCATACCTTAACCATCGACCTCTATTGTCGCGGGTTAAGCGATTTAAGAAGTCGAAGTAATCCCCCTTTCTTGTTGGCGTGTACAGTTTATCCTGCCATTTCTTGTAGTACTTGAGAGATTCGGTTTTGTCGTTGAATCTCATGTTCCTGTGATGGTCACCACCTAACCCCAATAAGTTGTTGCGGTGATGGTAAGCATGGCTTGAGAAATGGCCGGTTTCGAGTATAACTTGGCAAAGAACTATGTCTGGATGCTGAATATCCAACTCTTGTAGTTGGTTGTATACAGCCTGAGCAGTTTGCATATCCTTTGCCCATTTTATGCTAGGCTGCTCAGTTGAGGTCCGAGGACTCTCTATAGTCCAGGTATTTGTAGTGTCTACATCAGGTTCAGGCATCTCGGCTTGAACTTGGGTAAGGTGTGGGGTATTGGGATTATTCTTGAAGGCATATAAACCAGTAATTAGGTTTGATACCAATAATAGAATTACAACCCCATGTCCTGTTCTCTTACTCATGGTTTTGGTTTTTGGTTAAACTTACTTCCCTTTCATCACCAAATGCCCGGTGTTACCCGAGCTTTGGCTTTTTTGCATGATACTTAATTATGATTTATTCTGCTCCAATGGAGTCCTTGAGTATATCAATAGTAGATTTGGTTCTAGCATGCTACTCCCCATTGGGGGTTTTTCCAGGCCCAGGATTATGGGTATCTTGGCTCTATGATAGCTTTGTGCATACCCATCATTGGGATGATTAGTAGTCCCAGGAATACCCATGAAGCATATATAAGGGCCTCACCCAGTAGCTGCATAGATGTTAACCTACCAACTTTATGGGTTATTTTGGGGGTTACCTGGTCTAAGAAATTTGTCTTTCGTTTCCATGCACAGTACCTGATTCGGATGGACCATGTTACTAAGAAGATTAGGCCTGGTATATAATATACCAGTACCCAAGTCCTAGTATCAGAGATAATTTCACTTAGCATGATACTCCCCATTGAGGTTTTTTCCAGGCCCATTTGATAGCCAGGCATATTCTCCTAAATCGGTTAGGGATTTTGGGAGGTTTAAGATATCCGGTATTACCCTGGTAGCCTTTGTATATCAGTAGTTCCTTGATATACTTAGCCTCAGCCTCGGTTACCTTATCATATGGTTTCTGGAAGAACTTAGAGGCATTAACCTTGTAGGTGCTAACCACTTCCAGACCCGAACCCATGTCATGTATAGCCACCACCAAGTCTGAATCTAACATGCCATTTCCTCCACTTTGTTACCCCCCTTTTCCTTAACCTGGACTACCTCCAGTTTCTTGTTTGCCCGGATGGTTTTAGAGAATTCGGCTCCTACTGATTCCGCACTCAGTAGGGCCTTATAAATTCCCCTTGTTACGGGGTAGTACGTATACTCAGCCCCGGTTGTAAATTGTACCTTAAGTACATTATTCGATTTTGAGTGGCCTATAGCCTTGATGTTAGATGATTCTACATCGTGCATCTTAAATTTTAATACTTGTGGTGTTTTGCTCATAACTAGTTAATTCTAAGTTTAGGTCTATCATTTACTAATATTCGTTTCCAGAGTTTAGCTAGATTCTCCCGGTTTATTTGAGTTTCCATGAATCTATTCTCTATAGCATTGAGGGCAGTGGAGAATAGCGATTTCTCAACCCCAACCGGTAAATTCCTTATATCAGAGGGCTCTGCCATAAGGTCTTCGAAGGTTTTTCGAATCAGGTTTAAGGAATTATCAAAATCCCCAACAGTGCAACCCCTTTGTGATATGATATCAAGGAACTGATCGGTATATTTTTTGTCCTCATTAATAGAATCTAAGGACTTGATAAGCTCCGAGCATACTTCTCTAGTGATTTGATCCACTGTGGTACACTGGCTAGATAATCTAATTATTTTCATATTATTTTTATTGCTTTTTAATTATGAAACAAATATATAAATAATAATAACCCAATGCAAATCTTGGAGGGTACTTTTTTACCACGTTAAAAGGGGAGCCCCGTAGTAGCTCCCCTTTATGTTATTTTGGCATTTTTACGAATGGTTCCCACCTTCTGTAGAACTTGGATTTTGCAGGTTTACCGTTTGCCAGTTCTCTACATTCTTTTCGGAATTTTTCCCTTTCCTCTTCTGTCATGGCCCTATCGAACTTCATAGCACCATTACTCTTGATCACCTCAGTAGCATGTTTAGGTATGGATAGCTTTACCTTTTTATATAACTCTCCATTTAAGTAAATACTCAAACGCTCTGAACGTTTTCCAATGAGTCTAGCACATATAACCATTTGCGGGTCATATTTATCATTAGCGGGATCTTTAGCAAACTTGATAGCTCTCATCATATAGGAATATTTCTCATCCTGATGAATCTTGCTTAACCCTAGTTTATCCCATAAGCCCAAGGCCTGTAGAAAGGATTTATCTACGAATCTGAAGTCCCCCTCGTTTCGTAGGTAGTCGAAAAAGGAGTTCTGATCCTTTTTGGTACATGCAACATCTAATAGTTCTTTGCGTTGATCTGCTGACATTTCCGGTTCTGGTTTGTTTATAGCTGTTCTTCCCCTCCCTCTTGGTGATTCTAGGTTACCAACTAGTTGGTCCAGGTATATCTTGGCTTTTTCTACATCGGCAGTTGTGAGCAGGGTGAACTCTACTCGGAATTTACCATTATGTACATCTTTGGGCCCAGCATAGAATTCAGTTGCCTGATCCACCAGTCTATCCTGGGTAATTACCCCCTCCTCATTAAATAGCTGTAATCTCAGTTTAGATTTCATTTATTTCCCTTTAAATTAAAAAAGGCTTACCCCGGTTAAAGAGTAAGCCTTTCTACATTATGATTCAGATTATAAGCTTACCAGATATTAATCGTCTTGATCTTCTTCTGCTTGAGCTTTTTTCTTACCTTTCTTCTTTGACTTCTTCTCTACCTTGGCAGCAGCCTGTGAAGCTTCTTCTAAGTCCTCCTTAGAGACCTTAGCTTTCTTTGATTTCTTTTCCTTTTTGCCTTCCCCAGCATCTTCTTCTTTAGCCTTCTTAGCCTTCTTCTCCTTTTTAGGAACATCGGTATCTCCGGCAGCTTCTCGTCGCATTTTTGCACGATATTTCTTTTTCTCTGCATCGGAAAGCCCCTCTGGGTACTCATACTTAGTGTTTCTCTCACCAGCTTCTCGTTTAGGCTTAATAGCCTCGTATTGCTCCTTAAGAGAATCCAACTTAGCCACCTCAACAGTTAAGGTTTTTTCTAACTCAGCTAATTCCTTAGCTACCTTTTTGTCAGATGGTACTGAACCCGACTTCATGCACTTGTGCTTCATTCGGATTGATTTGCAAGGTTTACGGGCTGCAGCAACTACTGCTTTTTGCTCAACGATTGCCTCTTTTAATTGTTCTGGGTTTAAAGCCTCTGCTTCAGTAGCTTTTGGTGCTTTTTTCTTAGCCATCTTTTGTAATGTTTAATTAATGAAACTTGTTTATAGTTTAGTGGGATCCTTTGTTCCCATTGATAATATCCAATAGTATTTTATTTACCAGTATTACTGGAATAGATAATACCGGGTTTTAATTCTCTGCAGGTAACCTTGATTCTAGGGTGTTCCGCAATGGTTGGCTCATGTATTTGGAATAAAGCTAAAGCCTCAGATTCTGAAGCAAGTCCTGTATACATCTTAGACCATTTTTTATTTTGATACTTCCACTCTAAAAGGTATATAGTATGTGTTGTACCATACCTTTTCAGATGTTCTCTGTGGGTTTGTATATTACCTAATAGTTGATTTCTGCGAATCCTATATGTTTTACTAGTTGGGTTTTCATCTAAACCCTTTTGGTTCTCCTTGAGCATTTCTTCAGCCCGTTTGAGTAACTCTAATATTTCGAAAGCTCTTCTACTCATGGTATGAATCTTTTATTGTGCCATTTCCGGCTTAGTGCATGTTTTAGTTGTGGCTTGGTCTGGTAGTTATACTCCTTATAATCGAGTTTTATAGCACACGGTATCCATAGTTCTAATAACTCCGATCTAAACTTAGGCATAAGGTTAACTTTCTCGGATTCTAGTTCTTTCTCTATAGTATCAGAGCATAATTGGATTAACTCCCCAACTTTAGCACTAGCATAAGATGCAGCAGTGGGGAATAATTCACGGTTTACATTACCCTTAGATACCGCATAGGAGTAGTTAGCTCTATGATATTTCCGATATGTATCTAACTGCTTAAAGTAGTAATCCAGTATTATACCTGTAAGATATACATGATTCTCTGAACCCACTACCGTTATGCTCCTTATGGGGTTATCCCTTGACATAACGTATTCCCACATTATCCGGGTATGTGTTACCTTGCAGATCCTAGATAAGAACTCTACATGTCTCTCTGTTACCTCCTCATGGAAGTATTTTTGGCATTTTAGGATGTTTACCGGTGAGGTGTATTTTACTACGATACGGGTATTAGTATAGGATATTCCCTTGGAATAGGTGGGAGTGTTGAATCCCCTATGTTCTTTTCCTTGTTCCTCTATAATAGCCCTTAGAGCAGCCACCATCCTATCGGGTATTTTCCAGGAGTGTTTTTCTGTCAACTTTAAGTACGGTACAAACCTTTGGCAGGCCTGAAAGGAATACTTAGGAAGTCGAGTTTGTTTAAAAGGCATATCTTGTAGTTTTTTATAATTATTATAATACAAATATATATAAAAATATAACTCAGTGCAATAATCCCTGGATCTAACCCATAGTGGGTTAAACTAATATGGGCTTTGAGTGATTAGCCCAAAGCCCATAAGACATGTTACTAAAGTTACCATTGGCATGATGGTGTAATCGGAGAGGGATTTGAACCCCCGACTGACCCTAGGCCTTACGAATTTGCAATTAAATTCAGTGTACCTAGACTGCTCTGACCAGGCTGAGCTATCCGATTATAGTGGGGAGGGACTTCGAAACCCTCCCCGATCTAGTCTATATTTCCCAATTAAGACTCGAATGTTTAGTTTCTAATAAATAATACTGTTTAATACTAGGTTAATTACAAGGGCCTATTTTTTACCCTTTTTCTTTGACTTCTTTTCCTTTTTCTTCTTAGGAGCTTCAATATCAAGTTCCTCTGCGATTGCTCTTCTCAAGCCATCCTCATCACCATCGAAATCTTCTGGATCAGTTTGAAGATCGTTCTCATCACAGAATTCTTCTAGTTCCTCATCGTCCATTCCGGCAAGGTCTTCCCAGGTAGTTTCCTCTTCTTCCTCGTCTCCATCCTCGTCCTCATCATCGTCTCCATCCTCATCCTCGTCTCCATCCTCGTCCTCATCCTCATCTTCTTCCTCGTCCTCATCTTCTTCCCCATCCTCGTCCTCATCCTCATCCTCGTCCTCATCCTGGTTCTCCTTGAAAAGCTCGATGATATCTTCATCACTCATGCCTTTCATTTTCTTTTTGGTAGCCAGCTTGTTCTCGAATAAGAATGCCTTAGCTTCCTCTACATCGATTTCTTCTTCTTCTGAGTCAGCTCCTGTTGAAGGTAGGGTACCACCATTAAGTACTACCTGACGGTGATTGCCTTCAAAAGAAAGGATCATCATACCGTTTTCCAATTCCTCAACGTTAGTTAGTTTTTTACCTGTAAGATTTTTCATTTTGTTACGTGTGTTACGTGTGTTAATAATTAATTATAGTTCTCAATAGAATTTCCAATTCTAGTAATTCATATCCTGTGTGGCCCTTGTGTACCCGGATAGCCCCCATCTCTCATGGTGAAGGTAGATATCCATTAGGTCCTCATCATTATCCCCATTTACCGGGCTACAGATTAGGGGGTGTGTTAGTTTACGATCTATAGATTGTAGTACTGACCCATTCCCAGGTGTAAACCCTATCTGGCTTGATGGTAAAAATCCCCTAGCGATTAACTCCTTGTGAGCTTCCTCTGGGGTATGGTTAGGGCTCATTGCCCTACCATCTGATGCTAGTGCCTTATAATACCGGGATTTTCTTGATTTTATCTTATCCCCGTATTTCTTATATAGTTTAATAGCAACCGGAGTTCTAGAATAATTCCCCGGATAGAACCTATCCAGTACCCTGATGATGTTTGTCATGATAACGAACTCACTTGGGTAGAATCTACCCTCCTTTCGTAGGGCCTTTTTAATCTTATGGAAACAATTTACCGGGTTACTATAAGCCAGTTCATTATTCCAATAGTACTTAACATACCTGGTGATAAACAGGTTTGGCTTATGTTGTATGACTTCTTTTGGGTTCATCTCCTTGTATTGTTTTTGGTTATAAATGTTTTTCCTCCTGATCTTAGTTCTGTATTGTAGCTTTTGCCTATCAGTTAAGCCGGGTGGGTATTTATACTTAGAAACTCTGTACCTCTCGTCGAACCACTTAGCAGATAGTATGAACATTGGAGTCCTGATCCTTAAGTCTTTAACCTTGTTGTATGGAAGTATTACAAAGGAATCAAGATGGGCTTTGAATTTTGGATGTAATGCCAAATTCTCTATCCATACATTAGCAAGTTCCTTAGTGTAGAAATGTCTACGTACTAAGACTGGGCTATTTGGGTTTTTAAAATCCACGGCATAGAAATACCCCAGCTTAATCTCGAAATTGCTGTCATACCTTTTATTCCATACTACCCCCTTATTTGCCATCTCCCATGCTCTTTATAGCTTTATTAAACCAGATACCTATTGATTTTTCCCGGGCATCCGGAAATTCCTCTAATACCATTTTAATCACATCAGCTTTTGGAGTACCTTTAGTGGCAAGTTCATAAGTTAATGCTTTCTTGGTACCTTTAAATACTCCTTGCTCGCTACGTTCACGTTTTTTCTTTACGGTTTTAAACCCTTTTATTCGTGCAACTCTAGGAGCTCTGTCTGAGTCTTCTCCAGCATATGATAACCTTAGTGATGGATGTGCTAAACTAGGCTCCATAGTTTTACCAAGTTTCTCATTACGTTTCTGGATAAGTTCCATTACCGCCTTATCATGTTCGATTAGGTTTTGTGGTACTCTATCATCCAGGAAATGCTCCAGGAACCAGCTAGATAGTTTGGGTACATCCCATTTTACTACCCGCCTTGGGGATAATCCCCTTAGAGCACATTCCTTTTGAAGAGCCCTAATATTCATATTCTCAAGTTCCACAGCAGCTCTACCCTGCATGGTACCAGCTTTTACCTTTTTAACCTTCTTTCTTGCCATGGTTATCCTCTATTTGTATAGTGATAATATCCTGTATAAACTTCTCAACATGTTCACAACCTGTGATGTTTTTTATCTTGGTAAGGTGTACTATAACATCCTGTGAGTTTAGGTATACCTCCCCAGTATCTACCGCACTTATGATTGATATTCCCGTACTTGGTGAGATGGGTGGTACTTCGAGATTATGTCTTACTACCAACCCAAGGTCTTCTAATTTTGTAACCAATTCAGATACCTCTTTTAGAGGTGCATCCACATATACTTGTACCCGTATCTTTTTACATGCCCCATGTAAGACAGAAGCTGAAATAACTTTACCTGTTATAGGTGAGTCATTTAGTAGGTTAAGTACTTCTTTCGATTTGCCTAATTGAAAGAATCTGGGAGTTTTTTTAAACTCGAAAATGTTAAAATCTTTAGTATTACTCATATCTTTAGTATATGTATTAATTAATAGTGCAAATATATATATTATAATTACTCAGTGCAAATCTTGGAGGGTACTTTTTTAGACATGGAATTTTTCATCCTCGGTTCTTTCGGCTCCCTCTAATTCCATCTTTGAATCTCTAGCTTTAGACCTATTAGCTTTATCATTAAAATCTACTGTTCGTAGAATATGAGCTCTAGTTTTCTTGATATGCTCTATGGATTCATAGTTTATAGCTTCCTTTAGCATTAGTCTAAAGTTTTGCCAGAACTTCTGACCAAGCCTTGGAGTTTTTGTTTTCTCTACGAAATAGTAATTAGCTATGAGCTGGCCAAAGTCTGTTGCTTTACCCTGTTTTATATACATTGGGATCCCAAGCTTACCAAAATAATCCCGTACTGTTTGGGTATTCTTTACTGTTATTATTTTATACATGGTTGGCTGGTACTCAGGGTTTGGAAGAGCAACATAGACTCTATCGTGAGTTCCAGTATATTTGTATTTTTCAGTGATTAAGAAAAGTGTGGTTGAGGGTAGGGTGGTTATATTCTTTAGGTATTTCTGGAACCTAGCCTTAGCCCGTCTCTTGAATGCAGATGGTTCTTGTAAGTCATCCGGTAATATCCTAAAGTTATTCCATCTGTCGAACTCCATGATGAGTTGGAATAGATCCTCGCAAGCCTCATTGTCGGTATTAATAATGTTGAACATTTCTTGGTATACCTTTCGATCCCTAGCAGTTCGTATCATATACCTTTTATCATCCAGCCTTCTTACAGCAGCTTTCATTGGAACTCTATCCTCCATGAGGTAGGCTAGGTATAATTTGAAGTTCTCTGATACTGGGATTCCCTCCGGGATAAGGGTATGATACTTATTATAATGCAATGTAAAAATCCGGATAAAGGTTTTAGCTCTATCCAGAATCTCCAGGTATTTATAATGTGATTTTTTCATTATCTCCCCAGCTTGCCAGGTGGATTTCCCAAATTGCACGGATAGGTTAAGGGCTGTTTGCTCTTCCTCTGTTAGTATTTTCCATGCCTCAATTCCATTCATCTTCATTAGATTCTTCGTAAGTTAGGTTAGCATATAATTTATCTAATACTCTAGGACCTAGCTCGCATAGTTCATCTAAGCTATCCTCTCGCATTGATTTCTCCTCGTAATCCTCATAGACAGTGTAAAATATATTTTCGAAGTCCACTGTTACTTGGGTTGGGTTATCCCCCAGCATTAAGTCTAGTATTACTTGTTTATTTTTGTGGTCTATCTTTATAATAGTACCAACTAGACCTTCATAGGGATAACCTTTTAAAGAGATTTCGTCACCTTTTTCTATCTGTCCAATTTCTAAGTCATTGAATATAGACTTACTCCTACAGGCTCTCTTTACTGCAACTATTTCCCTAGATGAAACTATGGAGATGTTATGGATCCCGATAGATGAGTCAGCTTCTTCATCATATAACATTCTTGCAGGATCTTTTACCCAGCTGTGTATCCCAGGTATTTGGTCCTTTAACTTTCTCAAGAAGTCAGGGCTAAAGATAAATTGCTCGGGTATTTTTAAGAACCCATAGTTTAGTAGGAATGGTATGTCCTCATACTCCTTTTTGTTTTTGAAGCATTTCTTAAGGACTCTGACCATTGGTATGTATACCGTTATGTCAGAATATCCATTCTCTATTAAGTCCTGTTCGAAGGTATCAAGAGCTTTACGGTTTACATGTACCGCTACCCAGATCCGGCTAAGTTTAGAGTCTTTCATCGGTAAATACGTTTTTTATAAGCCTTAGCTATTTTGTGGAATTTTTTGTAGTCCATTGAGAAGAAGTCTCTGGAATTTAGTAGGACTACAGTTTCATGGTTTGGGTCTTGGAATGATAGTATGCCATGTTTACATTTGAAGATAGGCCCTATAGCTTGGAAGAATTCTCCAGATATAACCACAAAGTGCATGTCCTTTGGCATTCTGTCATATCTCATGAATACTATTGGGATTAGTCTATGGTCTAATCCATCAGAACTGGATTGGGCCCAGAATTCTTTTATCTTAGTTTTCTTACTACCCACTGACCCATCTATTAACCCCTCAAATGAGATGTCTTTATGATGCTTAGCCTCTATAGATAGTGTGAAATATCTCGAGTGCTTCTCATCGGTACAGATTATATCCCCAGAGGAATTTTTAGATTGCCAATGTAGACCCCCGGATTGGGGGACTCTAGAGAACTCTAGCCCTGTCCAACTCATAAATAGTTTGGATAGGGCCAGTTCATTTTTGTTTCCTTTGTTTTTTGAGTTTACCGCCATAGTATATTGTGTATAGTTTATATACTAATAGCCGTCTAGTGTAACAGTATTGTAGTTACGGTCTATCATATTGAGTAACACCTTGATGTAACCTTAGAGCCAACATACGTGCATTGGTAGGCGCAAAGGATTTTTGGTGTGTGATTAATGTAACAGATTTAGTCTCAGCTTTTTTCTGGATTATCTCAGATACTACCTCTATATTATGGGCATCCAGAGATTCAAAGGCTTCATCTATGAATAAGATATTGGTATTCAGTACCTTGTTAACCACATCATGTAAAGCAAAGGCTGCAGCTATATTAACCAGTTGGCCCTGGCCCCCGGATAGATCCTTTTGGGGTATCTCCATACCATTCTTTAGTATGTAGGCATCTATTGATTTCCTAGCTGAGTCCATGTTTACTTCGAACTTAACCTGGAACCCAAGTATATCTGCATACTCTAGTAGTAAGTCATTGAAGTCACCCATCATTTGATCAAAGATGAAAGCCTTGATACCATGGTTTGATAGTGGATCATTTATGCACCATTCTAAATCCTCAACCAATTTTCTACTCTTCCTGGCTAATTTCTTTATTGGCTTAACTTCTTCTTTTAATTTTTCTATTTGCTTCTCTACCTTACTAATATCCCCAGTAAACTTCTCTTTCTTAATAACCTTAATCTCAGATTTATATTCTTTTATTTGAGATTCGTACTCACTCCTTAACCCCTCATTAGAGTTAAAGCTATCCCGTTGTTTTTCTAGTACTTTCTTTTCTTTAGTAAGTTGTTTTTCTTTGCTTATAAGTTTATCTTTACTAGCAATTTGTTGAGTTAGCTCATTAATCTCCGATTTACTTTTGGTTATAGTATCCCCGGTAATCTTTAAAGAAGTTTCAAGGGCTTTGTGATTTGCTTTTAATACCCCCTCCCTTTGTTTTCTTTCTGACTTAGTATAGGGTTTACCGCATTCCATACATGAAGTAGGGATATGTTGTAGTTTCTCCCAAGATTCATCCCTCTCTTTCTTTATACTCTCGTAAGTCCGTTCCTCGAATTTTAGACTACCATTTAACCTGGCCAACTGGGTTTCTAGTTTCCTCCTTTTGTCTTTAGCTTTAGTTATGCTCTTTAGGCTTTTGTCTATAACTATGATCTTGGAGTTGGGTATGCTCCATTTTACTTTATTCCCAACGCATGACTTTAGTTTTTCTTCAGCCTCCTCAATTTTAGCTTTAAGTTTTTTAATCTGTTTCTTCTTGTTTGTGTCGAAGGTGAGACTCTGCTCTTTAAGCGATTCAAGTAGTTCTTCCTTTCCTTCTTGTTTTGAGCTATAGCCCAGTAGTTCAGACTCAAGCTTGGATAACTTTTCTCTTTCATTCTTTAGTTTAGTTTTACCTATTTCCTTTGCTTTATTTATATAGGCCACGTCAAAGGCTTCTTCAAAGATCTTAACCCGGGATGAATTATCTTCTTCTACTAAACCCTTAACCTTCTGACCCATTGCCAGTGCACTTTTGAATAACCCATAGCTGAAGCCAAGGATCTCTTGTAGCATTTCTTTTGCTTTACCTTTTGACTTAGCTTCCCCTATTTCCTGTCCGTTTTTCAGGAGTATTAGCCGGTTCTTACCCTTTGAACCCTGCACTTTGCCGGTAAAGTCTTTACATCTGATGGCCTCATAGGTATCATCGAACTTTTCAAAAACTACTCTTACTCTAGTTCCCCGCCATAGGTTAGTTCTTAGCCTTTCCCAAGTCTCAATGGTAGCCCCCTCTTTGAGAGGGTAACCCGTACATACCCAGGATAGTGCGGATAGTATAGTGGTTTTTCCTGTACCATTTGGAGCCTTGATGGCTGTAAGGCCAGGGTGGTCCAATCTAAACACGAAAGGGATTTGGAATGAACCAAACCCCTCTATCTCGAGCTCTTTAAAATATAACATGTTAATCCTCCGTTTCTTTAAGTAGGTTAGTTAATGTCCTTACCTTAGTTTTACTTTTTACTTTCTGAGCTTTGCAGTATGCACTTCCAACCTTAGCCCTATCCTGTGGGTTTTTGATTTGTATCTCTGTCTTTCTCTCAATGGTTTTAGGGGTAGGAACCATAGTCCAATAATTATAATCATCCTCTGGTTCTTCTCCCTCTTTATAGTATTTAAAGGTAGGTGATTCATATGGTTGAAATCTCATTGACCCATCATTATAAGCTACCCAGTACCCCATCTGACAACCAGCATCACTTCTTCGTTGTTGATCCGGTGACCCAACCATGTATAGGTTTTTTCCCAATTGTTGTGGCTTATGTATATGACCAGCTGCAACTATATCGAATTTCTTAAATACCATTCTCATTTGACGGTTGATGTTCTCGGTAGAACCCACCTCCCTACCAGAAGGATCCTTTGCTCCATAAAGGTCTGTGTGAATTAATAGGATGTTTACTTTATCCTTATCTAATTTCAGGCCCTTTACATAGTCTACGAATCCAACGTTATGGTCTATGTATGGTAACCCATATACCACCATATTCTGGTTCTTAAATTCCTTTGATTTAAAGTCAAGGTTATGGAATAGGTTAGGAAATAGTATAGAATTAACATTCCATAATGATGGTGATCTTTTGTTTGGGTTTGGGCTATTTATTTCGGGTTGGTCATGGTTACCAGAAATACCCCAGATAGAAAATAGTTTGTTTTCTATATTAGATTCCATCTCCTTTAGCCTTGGCATTACATGCTCCATTAACTTTGTAGTTAAATGTTCTGGGGTATGCCAAAAATCTCCAGTATGTAGGATAGGTATCTTATATCTTGCTGATAGGGCTAAGACAGTTTCTAAAAACTGAAGAGTTACTTCGGTTCTCCTAAAGTCCATGTTAAACTGATTCCAGTTATTTAGGTGGACGTCTCCGATAAGTATCCCTATTCTTTTTAATTTACCCACGGCTTATCTTTTTAAAGTTTTCTTTAAAGTCTTTATTCTTAGTAAATAAGCTGATATTGTACTCAGCTGCAATATCTAATACTGTTGGCCAGTCGAACTTTGGCCTCCTGCAGGCAAATGGTACTTTCTTACCCTTTTGGAATTTGTTGTAGAAATGTTCTAAGTCGATAAGCTTATAGTGTAGGTCTTTTATCTCCTTAAGTTTTTCCCTATCTACTCTAGGAAATTTCTCTGTGGCATCGGGGTGGATATACCTATCTATACTGTCCCATTCGCTAAGAAACTCTATTGCAGTCTTTTCTCCACAACCCGGTAATCCAGGTATCTTATCAGACTTGTCTCCAAGTAGAGTTAGATAATCCACTGTTTGCTCAGCTCGGTACCCATAATGCCTAAGTATGGTTTTATGGGTGATCTTAGCCTGTTTACTTGGGTGGTAAATAGTGATGTCCTTGTGAATTAGCATTTGATTAAAATCCTTATCCCCAGATACTATGATAACTTTGTACCCCTTATGGATATGCCGTATGGCTAAGGCATAGATTAAATCATCTGCTTCCCCATTTGGGTCACTCGCAACGGGTATACCAAGTGCAACCATTAATCTTTGTACAGTAAACTTTTGATTTTGGAAGTCCTCATAATCAAAGTCTACCCTAGCATTATGGGATCTATCTCTATACCCATCTAATAAATTCTTTCTGTACTCATGGCTGTGGCCATCGAATGCAGTGATTATTTTGGTTGGTTCAAATTTATTAACCATTGATTGTAATACAAGGGGAAAACCATAGATGCAAGCACTACCTTTACCATCCATTGATTTAAAACCCTTGAACTTATGGTAGGACCTGTGTAACAGGTGATTCCCATCCATAAGTAAAAGTGTTTTGTTTTTCATGTTATTCCTTTTTAGCTAACTCAACCACCTTATTAGTGATTGGGTAAAGGTTACCTTCTAGTTTTTCTATTACTCGTTTAGTTTTGGATATAGTATTTATACCCGCCTTTCTGAGTAGTAGTTTCCTTAAACCCTGGTCTGTTGCGAGCACTTCTAGTAGTTCATCTTTACTCGTTGCAATTACTTTCTTCTTAAAGTAAATCTTTCTCGCTGTAGCAGATTCTTTTGTTAAAACCCCCTCCTTAAATAAGATCTCTTCCAGGCCTAAGTATTTATCAAATCCAATTTTATAACCCTCATGGAAGTATACCTCGGTTTTGAAGGTTGGTTTGGGAGCAGCAACCTTATTTTTTTTAATTCTAACAGAAACGTTTCTACCTACCCTTTCCTCGAAGCCATGGATCTTCTTTTTAATTTGCTTACCCCCATAAACTCCCACTCTTTGAGAAGCAAAGAATTTCATAGCGGCCCCACCTGGGGTTGCATCCGGATCTTCCCATTGGGTTGCTCCTACTTTTTTACGTAGTTGATTAATGAAGATAGATGTGATACCAAGTTCAGCAAAGAGTTGGTTTCGGATTCTAAGGAATTTGTATATTGCCTTAGCTCTGTTACCCATCTCCGCTTTTGCTTCGGTTTGTTCTGAATTGATATTGGCCAGGCAGTCCAAAGCTGCAACTGAATCAAGTACGAATAGTATCGGTTCATTATTGGTTAGTTTAGACCTCCAGTATAGGGCCATATCAGCAGCCCAGTCAGAGATTGGTTCTACAGCAGTTTGATTCCATACTACAAGTTGATCCATGTTTAAGCCATTCTTCTCCATCCAGAATCTATCGAATGCCTGCTCAGCATCTTCCCATATAACCATACCACCAAGCTTTTGACAGCAATATGCAAAGTCAATAGCGGTAAGGGATTTACCTGAGGATTCTTCTCCGAAAAGTTCCAGGATTTTACCAAAAGGAATGCCCCCACCTAATGTATAGTTGAGGGCCATATTCCTGGATGGTAACCATGGCAGGTTTTCGGGTAGAAGAGATATCTCACTTGCAATACCGAATCCAGGATATTTTTTCTTAAGATCCTTATCACTCAGTACTTTTGTTTTCGATTTCTTTTCTTTAGCCATGTTGAGTTATTTTAGAATGGTAAATCATCTTCTGCTACTTCCGACTTAGACTTCTTCTTTTTAGTCTTTACGCTTTTTTTTACCGGCTTCTTCTTCTTTGAAGATTTATCCTCCTTAGCACTGGACTTTTTCTTCTTTTTCTTCTTAGGCTCATCATCTGAAGAGTCAATACCCAAGAATTGATTAAGTTTCTCTTCAGCAGTTTCATAAGAAGGAACTATCCCCTGAATTAGCTTTGTAAGGTTTATCGGTTTATGATATGCCTTATCCTTTATTTTGGTTTTAGGGCAAGGGCTCATAGAATACTCAGTGTCGAATTGTCCAGAGCCTTTACGGGTAAGTTTGATGTCATACCCATCTTTAGGATCAGTCATATCTCCCCAATCATCCTCATCCAACCAATGGTCAATTAGGTCATTGTAAAGAGAGGGAGTAACCTGTACAAGAGTGATCCCCTTTTCTTTATCAATCTCTTTACCTTTCTGATCCTTGTAGATAATACAAGGCATAAGGTACTTGGTTTTTGGCTTCAAAGATTTTGCTAATTCCTTATCGTCATCATCATCCGACTCCATTAGCTCTCTGTACTTATCCTGTAGAGGGCATTCGTTACCAAAGGTAGATTGTGAGAATACCCCTTTGATCTCTGCTCCCAGGTAGAACTGTACTACTTCCTGAGCAAATTCTTCTTCTCCCTCTAAGGGTAGGATACGGACTCTCATTGTGCCCTCTTTGATGTACGTAATATTACTTGAGCCTCCCTTTGACTCTAGTTTCTTCTTACGTTTTAGCATTTTTTCTTTTAAAGATTCTTTAGCCATTGTATTATAGTATTAGTGATTAAACTTGTTTTCTGACATTAGCGGATATAGTTTGAATTAAATCCTTTCTTTGTTCGAAGGATTTTAAGCAAGTGTATAGAATACCGGTTTGATATTTTAACTCATCTAATTCCTGCAGCTTACTTTGATATTCTTCATTCAGTTCTGCTTCTGCTTCAGCCAATTCTTTTGGCTTAGTCCTGAGGGTAAGGGGGTCCGCCACCCCCTTAGCCCTGACTAAAGCTAATGACCTCAATCTATCGACTTCTCGTTGAACCTCAGCTCGTAGCCGAGTTAGTTTCTGGTGAACCATGCCCAAATAGCCATAGAGTAAGGGCTGCTCTAACGATTCATCGGTTAGATTGTTTTCATTAACTACTAACTCATCAAAAAGATTGAACCGAATAATCTCTTTTCCGAGTTTGATTTTTATGCGGTTTAGCTTAGAGCCTCTAGCTAACTCTAGTAATTTCTTTTTTCCCATTGTGTAGCATTTATTATACAATAGTACTTTGGTGAAATAGTATTATTCTGCTAGGATAAACTTCTTAGCCAACTCAGCCCTGTCCTGTGGATCATCCGACCAAGTGTCAATTACTAAGACCTTAGGACCACATTCAGTGGTACCCTGCAGCTCAGTTAAGTAATACTCGAATACTCGATCTACCATACGCTGATAGTAGAGGTTAGCTACTCGAGAATTATTAACCTCAATATCTGGGCATACAGATTTAACGTAGATAAGATGAGTTAAATTCTCGAAAGCCTCTAAAGCTTCTTCAAAGAACTTCTCAAACTCTTTTTCTGTAAAATTATGCCCGCATTGTAATGAAGCATAAGTTAGGTTATCTACCGGGCTTCTATCCAAGATCATTTGGTCAGCCCCATAAGATAATATATTAGCCCTAGCCTCCAGTGCATACTGCTGAAAGGTTTTACCAAATTCGGGGTTAGCATTAGATAGGTTAATCACGTTTTGATGCCCCATGTTCTTATACCCGAACTCAGCTAAGTGTTCTTTTTGTTGGTCTGTAAAGATTAACCCAACAGATGATGGTATAAATCTCAAATGTAACTGTTCTGATAATAGGTTACATAATGTGGTTTTGCCCGAACCCGATGGTCCACAGCATGCGACTTTAATGTTCTTTGCATCCATTTGTAATGTAGTTTTAGTGTTTAGTCATAATCTTCTACTTGAGTGTCACCGTATAGTTCCATCTCCCATTTCTTAGCTAGCTCAACGTAATCAGTTTTAGGATCATAGTCGTGGTAATTACCCCACGTTGGACCCAACTCGCAACTAACTTTCATGTTAACATGCTTAGCCTGAAATCCAAACCATTTCTTAGTTTGGGGGTTAGCACATATATCAATCATGGGAGGTACTATCTTATGAACATCTTTTGGTTTTATATAAAATCCTAAAGAGTCATGAACAGTATAGCACTGTTGGAAATACTCTGGGAAATACCCCTGTAGTCTTTTTTCTCTTACTAAGATACTCGAGAATTGAGTGTAATCTGAAGAGGTTCCCTGAATGGGAGCATTCACTGATTGTCTCTCAGCCTCTGATCTTATCCCTATTACGTTAGAGTATATATTTGGTAGCCTTCTTTTTCTACCAAAGTATGTTCTTACATAGCCATCTCTGGCAGCTTTCTTGTGTTGGTTCTTAATCCATTTCTCAACCTTTGGGTAAGCAGCATACCAATCCCGTTTGAACTGACCGGCTTCATCTGCAGTACATCCAATTGTCTCTGCTAGCATTGGATCTGATTGGCCATATAGGATACCGAACCCAATAGTCTTAGCTCTTTTCTTACGCTTAGTCCAATAGATATGTTCTGGATGTGATTCATCCTTGGTTATCTCATATACCTCCTCGTATTTTTTGTAAAGCTCATCTCCCTTTAAATGGGGGAACTCAGCTCTGGTGGCAGTATAAACGTGTAATGAAAGCCCAGATCTAAATGCTTCTATTAGATTCTCATCTTTAGACATCTCAGCTACCACTCTCATCTCAGCCTGTGAGTAGTCAAACTCTATCATAAGCATACCCCTAGGTGGCCTGAACATGGGTTTAATATCAGAATTTGTTGTAGCCCTTGGGATATTCTGAAGGTTAGGTTCTACCGAGGATAATCTCCCAGTTACCGTTCCAAAGATTTTATATGAAGTATGGAGTCGGTTATCTTCTCCAAGTATCTCATACATACCTTTGATGTTAGTGGAGTATAGTTTGGATAATCCCCTATGTTCTAGCATCCTTGCCACAAACCCATCTTTGTCTTCCCCAGATTTACGTATCTTAAGCAGAGCCGATTCAGCTGTGGATACTACCCATTCCTTCTTCTTATTCTTCTCCTTAACCTCAGTAAATCTAAAACCATGTTTGTTGTAGTATAGAAGTTCTTTTAGTTGGGTTGAACTACTCAAATTCAGGTTTGCTATTGCATTTCTTTCCTTATTCGTAGTAAACTCTCCAGCTATATACTTGCTAACTTTATCTTCTCTAGTTTTGATCTTTCTAGAGTTATCTATACTATCATCCTCTTTCTCTTCTTTTTTAAGAGCCTTGATTTCCTTCTTGGTATCCTTAATGAGTTTCTTTTTGGCCTTCTCAACCTTCTTAAGGTTATACTTCTGAATTACCTTCATCTCATATAACCCCTTTTCAGATTCCTCAATCTTTTTACCATATACTTCTACCAAGTTCTTAAGGTATGGCCTATCTACAATCATACCCGTATACTCGGACTCTGATAGAACTCGTAGGTTCATCATCAGAAGGTTCCTGAATAACGGGTAGAAGCCAAGGCTCATTAGCTTTGGTTCAAAGAATAGCCATAATCTAAGAGTAGAGTCACAGTCCTTTGCACAGTACTTAGATAAGCCCTCAAGTGGTTTTTTATTCCAAGGTAATTTGCTCCCCTCGTAATCTTCATAGCCATCAAATTCTGGTATAAACCTACCAACCTGCTCTTTCAAACCATGGGGTCTTTCCTCATCTAATAGGTATTTTGCTAGGATAGTATCAAACCAATATCCTTTTGGAATAATGCCATACCTCTTAAACCATTTCATTTCAAAAGAGGCATTGTGGGCTATCTTGACTATATTTGGATCTGCCATTACCTCTCTTCCAAATTTCTGTAGTAGTTTTATCCACTTATCGGATTTTTTGAATGGCGAATCGAAATGACCTAAAGGTAATACCCAACCAGATCCAGGTTGGAAACTACAACCCAATACTGTGGGATATCCCCCTGGATCACAGAAGGCTCCATCATCATCCCGGGTGGTAGTTTCGAAATCGACAGAAGCATAACCGGTCATCTTGCAATAACGGATAAGCTTATCCAGCTCTTTCTCTTTGGTTATTATTTTGTAGATTGATTTCATTTATTTCCATTCTTTATCCGTTCGGTGAATAGGGTGAGCTTATCTCTGTGCTCTCTTTTCCTAGCCTGTTTCTCTAGAGGTTTATCAAATACATGCTCTTCTAGAACTGTTAGGTATATCCTAACCTGAGCCATTTCGGCTTGCAGGTTAGGATCTTGGAAGTCTTTATTATCATTTAAGCCCTTTGCTAAGCATTGTGTAAGCTCAGCCATTTCCTCTATGAGTTTTGGTATAAAATATTTCTTACCCCTCAGCTTAACATAGGACTTAAGTATTTTAACATCAGCCTTGTTCATATAGTTGGTCTATGCAGGTTTTTAATCCCTCCCAATCTCTCCGGTAAGAGTGAAGTGAGGCAATGTTGTGATATAGGAAGCCAGGTTCAACTCCTACCATTTCAGCCACGTATTCCATTAGCTCCCATGCTAACCAAATATCATTTCCGAAGTGTAGGAATACATCAGCAGATCTTTGTGAGTAGATAATGTGCATTTTACCATTTCGTATGATAAACTGATAGCCCAGTGTACAAGGTACTCTCTTCTTACCCCCGATAAAGCTTGGATCTCTAGGGTGGAATACTGGTAAATAGCATTGCCTAGAGTCACCGTGAACCCTTAGTTCATCGATTATCTTTTCCAAGTTATGGTATCTGTTTAACCTTTCATTGTAGGTATAACAAAATTCACCAGCTTTGCTAAGGAATGGTTCCCAAGTATCTTTCCTAATTAACCAAGCCTTTCCCGGGTTAACCCAGCTACGAGATATTCTCTCAGAGAATTCTGATTTACACCAGTAAAAGTTTTGCTTTGGGTTAGATATAAATAGGTTCTCCTGGTCAGCTCTACTGGTTAAGCAGTAACTGTAGTTAAGGAGCTCCTTTGTTTGGAACTCCTCGTTATCAGCTACTCTCTGGTTTTGCATTGTCTGGGGATGAACTATTGTACCTTGTTCAGATACATCTCTCATTATCTCAGATAACAATTCTCGACAGTTACTAAATATCCTCATTATTTCTTAGGGTTAAGTACGTAAATGATATCAGTGTAGTCAGTGATATCAAAATTCTCAATAGCAGTTAAATTGCTATCGGAGCTAATCTTCATATCAAATGGGAAAGCTGTAACAGAGTTCTCATGATACATAACTCTAGTACCTTCATGGTAGTTTTCGGGTACATCCTCTCCAACCTGTACAATAGTACCCCATTTAGACTTAGTTACATCTCCCTGAGCTTTTATTTCATCAGCTTTGATTATTACTCTTTTGCCCTGTATGGCTCCGTCCTTAATACTGTCTAATTTTTGCATGTTCTATAGTTTATGTGTTTAAAATAGTGAATAGTACTTACTTTCCTAGTTTTTTATTATACTCCCGTTTGAAAGCCCTACGCTTAGATGGGGAGATACAGTCCTCTGGATATGGTATACTCTCTTTATATAACTTTAGATCTTTTACTAGAAGTGGTTTTCTTCCAGAGATCTTTTCCCCCTTATCATTTTCTTGTAGTTGATTAACACTTCTCAAGTGCACCTTGTACCTAATAGTTTTTGGGTCCACGGTTTTAAAGTAGTGTAAAGTTTCCAAGATCTTTTTCTCGAATTTGGTTGGGTTCTTTTTCTTTCGGAATAATCTGTCTATACTCTTGTGGTTATCATACATCACAAATGACTCAGCAACTAGGTATATGTTAGGACAAAACATTTCCAATGATACGCTTTGATCAATCCCATATACATATTCAGCTATCCTCTGTACTAAGAGGAAATCGAATAGTAACCTCTTAGTTACTTCTGAAGATCTCAGGGTCATGTATAATACAGGTACATCCCTATCCACTCTTCGAGAGAATGTCAAGGTTAATAAGCACCCCTTACCAGAACCATGGGAGTTGTCAAACAAGTAACTGATATTGTAGTTAGTTGCTCTCTTTTTCTCCCTGGCTAGTATCTGAGATTTGATTAGGTCAAGATAATCTAAGTGGAGGTAGTTATTTATTAACTTAGTCCACTTAGCTGTAGTATACCCAAATGTAGAACCAAAGTCAAATTCAGGATCTACCCAGACCTTATTAATTTTGATGTAATGGTTATAGGCAATAATCTCTGGCCCATACAGTGAGCCTCCAGTTTCCATTACCTCATCAGATTTAAGGGCTAAGTATTCATTAATACCCTCCCAGGCTTCCTGAGTGTTTGAAAATTCTAGTTCTTTCATCGATTAGTATTTAGATTTTACTCTGAATAGATTGATACGGTTCTTTTTATAGTATACCTGTATGAATCCTAGTGGAGTCATTTGCAATGTACCTAAGCATAGTTTAAAATAGATCGTAGCAGCTTCTATTAATCTACTCTTAAACTTATTCTCATCGGTCATTACCTGATGCTGTTTCCAGGGTTTATTCTTTAGAACATTCTTGGCCATCTGGAGTTTGTAATTGAATTGCCAGTGGGATTCTATGAGTAATGCTGTGTACTCGGAATCTACCTCTCCAAGTATATCCCCAGCGGATAGGTAATCAATATGATTCGGGTATTCTCCGGCCAGGTTAAAGAGTTTGCAGGTAGAAACTGGTTTAGCAAACCCCCCATAGTACATTGTACTCATAGGGTCTAGGTTGGTTTCATCACCCGCCATAGCTATTTCTAACTCCCTTGGTGTAACCCCAACATAAATCAGGGTCTCAAGTAGGAATGCAGTAGTATCCGCAATTTCCTCATTGAAACCAGCAAGGTTAGCTAAACTTCTTGTACCTAAGCTCATTAGCTTTTCGTAGTATTCCCAACCTTCCCCAAGTTCCTCAGCAATTCTGCCGATGAAATCTTTTAGGATAACCTGACTCTTAGGTTCGTGTGGATTGATTGGCCACTGTGGTAGTGATTCTACCCTTACATACTCAACCATCAATTCTTTCTGAAGGTCGAATAACACTGATATACCATCCCCGTTGTGTATTTTACTTACCAATTCTTTGGGAAGATTAGGTGCTGATTGAATGTCCATGATTAGCTTACTATTTTAAAATTGGTTAACTTATAATACTCGGCTTTAGCTACCTCCTTGGTAACTCCATACCTTTTAACAGCCCTCTTTATGGTTAGGTCTGAGTTTAGTTTTTTAGCAATCTTCTTTTTCATCCATATCCTCATCTCATGATTAGCTGATTTGGGTTTTTCATAAGGTTGCTCAAGATCTTTAAATGCTTGTTTCTTTTCAACAGCTGATCTTTCATTGTGTAGTTTCTGGCCCATAACAGCCTGGCATAACTCATTATCCCCGCATCTCCTACAAATAGAATCTGTGAGGTCATGTAGTTTACCAAAGCATGGGTCCTCAGATGATCCTAATTTAAAGATATCTGATGAGATGGGTTTCAACAAGTCTACCCCAGTTTCTGAGATAGTATTTCTTGCTTCCCTTTCACCCTCTGGTTTATTTACTTTTTTCTTCTTAGCCATTTTCTATATGCTTTTGTTTTTAATAGTACTTTCCTGTATAGTTGAATAACTTTAAACTTCTCTTGGATATAATAGTTAACCCTATGATTAGAATGTCTTTTAAGGTATGTTCCCTCATCCATGAAGTCTTCCATGTAGGTCTTCTTCTTTGACTCATGTTTTCTTTCACCTCGACCCATTATCTGTATTAGGTTCTCCTGTGAGTCACCAGCCCCGGCATTTAGGAGGCATTTCAGTAAGGGTAGGTTTTTACCGCGTTTAATGATCATGGATGAGATTAGTATGTCTATATCTCCATCCTTAAACATCTTTATAATGTCCTTTCTACCTTTAGTCTTATGGTGCACTGCAGCTATAGTATATTTACTCCCTAGCTGTTCTTCGAATAGTTCATGTAGTATTTCAATGTGCTCATGGAATTGAGCTACTACAAGTAATGGAAATCTATTTCTCTGTAAGTTATATAAAGTTCTTATCAGTATCTTTAGATTTCTATCCCGGTTAGTAGTAATACCCTCATGGTATTGAGCCTGCCAATCATTACCAGATAGCTTTTTGGTGTTACCAGGTGTTATCTTTATAACTAGTGGAGTGGAGTGCCCTAGTTTTACCAATTCTTCCTTTGTAATTACAAATCGTTCTGGCCCAAAGTAAGATTCTAAGTTAAGGTTTTTTGGTTTATCTTTAACCAACTTACTGGTAAAGATAGATCCTGATAATCCAACCCTGATTGTAGCATTTATACAGGCTTCCAATACTCGTTTATAAGATTTGTTATCAGCAAGGTCAGCCTCATCTACCAGCACCATCTCATATTGAGCCAACATCCGTTTCATCTTTGCTAGGTTCTGTGAGATAGTTTGTACCATCCCAACTGTGAACCTGTTCCAGTCTTTCTCTTTACCCCTTACAAATCCAGCGTCATCCCCCACTAGCTCTGGTATCTCAGTATGAAATTGGGTATAAAGATCTGAGTCATTGATTAATACTAGAGCTTTCTTTTTACGGCCAAAGGATTGATATATACCAGCTGTAATCATAGTTTTACCAGCATTTGTGGCAGCCTTTATAACCCCCCTATGCCATGGTATACTTGTACCTGGGATAGTGTTATGAACTATAGAGGAGATAGCCTCATGCTGATATGGTCTGGGAGTAAGTCCCCCGATTACGTCTGGGATAATAGGGTTCTTTTCTACATCATCTCGTTCATCAACATAGGTTATATCTACTTCGTACTTTTCTAAGAACTCAAGAACTCTATCCAGTAGCCCAGTCCTAAATGCCCCCCTATCATTTATATAGTGGAACATACCATCCCACCCTTTAGGCATATACCTCCGGATATGGAAGGCGGATGGGTGTTTTACTGAGAAATACTTATAAGCTGCTAAGATAATCTTACGATCTCCGGTTAAGAAGCATTGCTTATTAGTGATACCGATTTTTATTTTACTCATTACTCATGGATTTTAAAGTATCCCAGAAATTACTGTTATCTTTCTTCTTTCTCTCAGGATTTACTTTTAAGTTGTTTTCATATAGATATTTAGATAATCTCTTCTTTGCTGCATCACCCACTAATTGTACAGGATCTGGTATACCATCTCTATAACTGAACCCAGCAAACTGAGCTTCTAGGTAATCCTTATAGGTTACTCCTATCTCTTCAGCTATCATACGGGTTTTATAGAAGTATAGGTATTTCTCCCTATTGTCTAAGTAGGATTCTCCCATGCCAGTTTTCTGGTAAATCTTCTGAACGTAGTAATCGTGGATTGATTTGGTTGCATTTGGTTTATCATCATCCTTCAGTATTAGGTCAGCTTCATAGGAACTAGCTATACCCTCGTACATATTAGGGATTTTGTTTAATGAGAATTTTTGCATTTTACTAAGGGCCTTAGTAATGTAGATAGTGAAGCCCTCTTTTTTTGAAAGCTGAAATGAATTGGAGAAGTCTAAGGCCTGTGCAGTTATTTCTTTTATTATACCCCATTCCCGGGCATTTTGGTTTATCAACCTAACCCCCCGGTGTTTAGCTTTTACTCTTGAGGCATGTATAATCTTGGACATTAGGTATGCGTCACTCTTATCGGATTTTAGTATGGTGTTAGCTTTTCTCTCCATCCTCTCATTGGTTATTACCATTGATCGATTTACTAGGGAATATCTCTTGGACTCTGTAGATATGTCCATTGCTAGTTGTTTACTATTAAAGTTAAGTAGTTTATCCCCCTCTAATAACTTCTCTAATACTAGAACTAAGTCCGATTCCTTGATATGTATGCTAGGATCTCTTCTCATGTTGTAGCTGTATTTTAAGTTTTAATAAATCCATATGGCTCATCCATTCAGCCTGTTGCTCTAGGGCTTTAGTAGATGGTTTCCCTATATCATTAACATCCTTTTCTTCAGGTAATAGGAGTACCTTTAGTTTCTTATGGAATGATAATTCCATGGCTAACTCGATAGCCTCTTTAAGAGCATCTGGGTCCAGTATGATAACTATCTTCTCAGCTTTTGAGGATAATATCTTATCCTTTTGCCATGGTGATAGTTTCTTACCACCGGCCCCTATTGCATGATCACCTAGGGTTTCCGCATTTATTGCCGACTCTACTAGGTAAATCTTTTTGTATAGGTTTAAAGCACTTATATTATATATAGCCATAGATTTACCAAGGCCAATATCTTCCTTTGTGGGGTTGTTAAACTTTGGGCCATTGCCTATTACCCTACGGGCATTAAAATATACTACCTTACCATTGACAAAGTATGGGATAATTAAATGCCCTTTATATTTACCCTTAGTACAGTATCCCCAGCCCTTTAGAGCAACTTTGTTTGGGTTAAACCCCCGCTTTTGAACATACCTCCTCATCACTTTAGCCATTTCACTTGAGCCTAAAGAAAGTATCCGATATGATTCTGGTAATATAGAATCTACCTTTGGAGCAACTAGCTCATACTTTGGTTCTTTGTACTCGAGTTGTTCTTGCTTATTAAGTATTTTAAAAGCCTCGTTATACTCAACCCTTTCAAATTTTGCAATCAGTTCTATGAGTCGTGGCTTATGGCCACATACAAAGCAATTACTCTTATTACTTCCGATGTGAACTCCGAACTTATCATGCTTACCGCACTTTGGGCAATCTCCCTTAAGCCAACCATTCCGATACTTGTGCATACCCATACGGGTTAGGAAGTATCGGAATAATTTATTTTTTGTTTCTCTAGTGAACCTAGCCAAGATCCCCTCCTTTCTTTATCTTATCGTTACCCTCATCCGAGGTATTATAACCAGATAGTTTATCACCTGAGAATCCAGCCCAGTTCTCATTCCAAAGTTTCCTTTGATCAGAGGTAAACTCTGTCATAACCTGTGTAGCTTCTTTTACCATGAATAGAGCTCTTCCCTCCTGGAGTCCATCTCGTTGCTCTATTAGTTCCATCCTCATTACACCCTGCTCAACTTCTTCTTCAGATCTGTTTAGTCCGAACATAGCATGTACATGTCTACCGATCTCTGTACACTTTGCTAAGTCATTTGATTCATACCTTGTTGCCCGTTTTTTGTAAGCATCTGCTTTAACATGATGAGGTGTCCAGGTATGTATGATATCTCGTTCATTGGCTAAGTTAGCTATATCCAGGTAAGCATCTGAGATACGATTATGGTCATCTATCTTTCCAGATATAGCAGCCATAAGCCCAAGGTAGTCAATGATTAGTATTTCTGGTTCAAAGTTGTTTTCCCTTTTCTGCTCATCGAGTACTGCCCTAAAGTCATTAGCTGTACTAAATGCTGGCATCCTTTTGATAAATACTTCTCCACCTAGCCTTTTATATTTACGTAACCTTTTCTGTACTTCTTTATCGTATTGGCCACTCATTAATTCACGTTTGTTTTTATTCATGATGGATTGTTCCAAACGTAAGGTAAATCCATCCTGGCCATTCTCAAGGTCAAATACTGCTATCTTATACTTCCTCTTGAGATAACCCCGGATAATATTAACCATTGCCCCCGTCTTAAACTTCTTTGGCCTATCGACTATTACTATGATAGAACCCCTTTCATAGCCACCGGCATTGGTTAGGTCGTTTATTTGCTTGAACGGAGTTGGTATAATAACTCCCTCTGTTTGCCTTTCAGCCTGACGATTCTTGATATCCTTGATTAGATAAGTTCCCTCATCTTTTTTCTGTTTAAGCTTTGGAGCAACAGCTTTTTGTACTTTCTGAGATAGCTGGCTATACTCGTGGTAATTGGTTAGATCCGCATTTTCTACTAAGTCTTTTAGCTCAACAAATTGAGCAAACTTTTCAGCTTTCTTTAGAATCTCTAGACCATCTTCTGCGTGCTTAGAGTATAAATCTTTAACTATACCATTTATCTCACTAGTATCTTCCTTAGTTAAATGCTCAGCATATTCCTGCATTAAGTAAACTTCTCTTAATTCCTCTAAGAGAATGGATTTACTTGGGATCTTTCTGTTTTTCTTAAAATACTTCTTTAGTGCATAGGCAATTATATTGTGTTGTAATAAAGTAAAATAATGATACTCATAAAGAGCTACCACTTTAGGGCCTAATACCCTGTCAGTTAAAGTAAACCTTAATAAGTCTTCTTGGAATTCCGAGGTAAACTCGAATTTAATTCCCTTATTTTTAGCCATGTTTTAATAGTTTAGTATTGCAGTATCATAATAGTATTCCTGGATTTAGTATATATTCCTACTGGAGTCCAGTAAGTTAGCTATAGGTAGATTCAATTTATACCCTGTAATTCTTTTTTACTTGAGAATTTTAGATATATTTGTAAAGTTATTAATAAACAAACATATGCTTATATAGTATATAAAACTAAAGTTATTATGGAATTACATCGATTAAAGCCCCTTAAGGATGGCTTCCCAGAAGAGCTCTTCAATAAGATCTATCTGGAAGTTCAACCCCTTAAGCACAAACTAATCTCTGGCATAGACTGCAGGAGATTGGGAGTTTCAAAGGATATAGTTGAATCCTGGTTTGATGATAAAATACTTTATGTGTTTAATAAGTATTTTGATGAGAAGCCGGACACAATAAAAGGCTATGTGCTTAGCTCCCTATCAACATTTAAGTATAGGGTTTTGAGAAAAGCCTACCAGGCGGATATTCATGAGAATTTGGTAGAGCTAGAGGGTGAGAAAGAACTCATTAATATTATACCAGATGAAAGTGAGATGAATGAAGCGGAGTTATTCTTAGAGTTAGCCCATTCCTTTATGCAGAAGGCATTAACCGAGGATGCTTTATTGGTTTATGAACTCCAATTAAATCCCCCACCGTTTATTTTAAAACGGCTAAAAAACCCAAACTCAAGGATACCAACTTGTTTATTGTCGGATTTCTTGGGTTTGGGCGATAGTAGAGATTCTTTAGATTACGTTAATAGCTTGAGGGAGGAAATTACCATGGCTATAAAACAAGCTAGGGAGTACTTTAAAGAATCTGGTGTTTGCTTAGTTGAGTAACCCCTAATATCTTTGGACTACTCTTACTACGGTTATGGTAGATGGGTCTTCTTTAGCTGATATTTGGATTAAAGCCGTCCTATCTACTCTAAGTGGATTAGATGTTATAGAGAATGTTATTCGGGGTTGGCCCGGTAAACCCCAAGCCCAGCTTACCCAGCCTGGTGCATTGAATGTACCATCTGGGTTTGGTGGGTAGGTAATAACTGGGGAATTAACTCCTCGGTCTGACCCAATAACATCGATATCGATGATGTTACCGTAGTGAGCCCCTCTATCAAATACAAAATCCCCTGGGGTAGCTGTAATAAATAGGGATGATGATTCTTGTTTTACTGCTATATCCAGGGTAATAGATGGATCATCAGTAGACCTAATCGTTATTACTCCCCCTATGCCAGCTTTACCCGAGTTTGGAGTAGTTGGTATTACCTCAAGTGTATCACCTGTATTATAGTCTGTATCTAAGCTTTTATCTAGAGTTATAAATACTGGCTTAGCTATCACTCGCCATTTTTGGGTATCACCACCGGTTACGCTTAAGGTGATTGTTTTAGGGAGCCCTGGTACAGCCTCAAATTCTAGCAGGTTTGAAGAAGTAGCTAAAGTAACAGGGTCTGGTAATGGGTTTGGAGTCCCAATTGGTGAAAAATTGTCAATAACCCATTGTTGTATATTTGCTATGAGGTCCGAGTGTTGCTTATTAATTTGAGCCCTGGTATATACATCATCAGAGTTAGCCTTCCTATCAACTGAGCTCCTTAAAAAATCCAGTTGCTTATGTATATAAGTATGTGCCGGTACCCATTTCTCAAGGTTATAAGCCAAGGAGATAGCCCCAGCAGGTCCTGTTAATTCTAACTTACCATAGTTAACCCCTGTACCCCCCAGTTTATCTAAGTTACCACCTATGGATAGATATACAAGTTTAGATGTATTGTTTACTAAGAATATAACAGTGTTAGCTCTAAGGTTAAAGCTATCAGCTACTATATTTTCTATAACACTATTTGTGGCTATACTGGGGGGCAATTTAAAGATATTACCATCATCTCCTATAGTAAGGGTTTTAGTAGCTGAATCATAGGTACAAGTGCCCTCAGATTCTGTATTAGTTACTCCCTGATATAGGTTATAGGTTTTACCGTTAAGGGGTTGAGTTATAGCAGAACTTTGTATATCCTTCTCAAGTTTTGAAAGCCTGCCAGCATCTGAGAATTCCGGAGTTACTTCTGGGTGATAGAAAATTTGGTCGATAGTGTTTGCTCCTGCTGGTACATCTATTACACCAAGTACTACTTGAGAAAGTGGACTAGTGTACGCAGGGGCTACTGGTGTATCTGCTGGAGTACCCTTTATTACTAAGTAAGTTGGGGGGTTTACTCCAGGTATGTTGTCTTTATATAGGTGTTCTAATACCACTATATCCCTACGACCTTTAGTATCTGTGTTATAGTCTATCACAAGAGAGGCTATACTAACCTCTCCCTCTTCGTGGATGATAGTACCTTGGGGAGTTATTGATATCCCGGTTCTATCACTTAATAGCCCATCTTTGGTTTTTATTATGACACCAGTGCTATCATGTGAGAGTTTAAAAGATATCTTACCCCCCACTGGAGTACCAGGTTTTATAGTGTCAAAACCACGATATCTACCTGGGGGCATTATACCAGACCTCTCTAATAGCCTATCCCAGGATAATACCGGATCTTTATACTTACTGAATTGCCTTGAATTGGTTGACATTATTTAGAAGTTTTAAATAGTTTCTTTATAAGTTTCTTTAATAGTTTGTAGAGTTCTCCTACCAAAATACCCACTAATGAACCAACAGCTGCTAGTATTATAGTATCGGTTAGCCCAGGTACTGTGATTTCTAGTAGGATTACTTTGTGACTGACCCCATACAGTACACCGCCTACCCCGCCGGAGCTGGATAGGAAATGTTTCTGTATTGCAGGGTATAGTTTTTCTGATAGTGGTTCTAAGAATCGGATTATTGAGTCCATGTAGAGAGCGTTAAGAAGTTATGTATACTAATACATAATTGAGATTGTATTACTAGGCTTTATTGTGTAGCTTTAATCATTAAATACAAATTCTATTTTAGGTACATAGTAGGAACCCCTTTGTATCACCTCCACATCAAGTGAGTGATACCCGGTAGTAATCCTTGTATATCCCGATCCCTCTATCATACCCACTGGGGCTAAAAACATACTTGTCTTTGTCCTAAGGGTAGAAGCTTGCACGGTAGTAGTGGTTTTTCCGGGTGTGTTAGCTGGCATTGAAACTATGAAAGGTTGTATTGGGGTAACTTCCATTACTGCCTCTCCATACATCCCAGAAGGTGATGCTGTGGCGTAAAAAAGAGAATACCAGGCAGTACCAGTTTGATCTGTACTTGTAGCTCTTGAGAAATGTATGGTGATATCTACTGTAGTAGCTGAGGGTGGAATTGTTGGGATATTAAAGGATATTAATCTGTCAAGCTCTGTACTACCGGCATAGCCAAATCCAACATTTGGCATCTCAGCGGTTAATGGAGCCCTAGTAGTTGTCTTACCACCAAGTTGCTCTCGTCTAAAGTAATAGTTAGTAGGTGGTGGGTATATAGCTGAAACATAGTTCCTAAATTCAGATAGCCAATGTCCATCCTTAGCATAGGTGGGGTCAAATCCTGTATCACCAGCCTCAGTAAAACAATCTTCTAATGAGAATGGAGCAGTAAGGCCTAGCTCTGTTCCCACCACGCTTAGAGTAACTATTGGATTATCTGGTACCTGAGCAAACAGCCCAATACTTAGTATCAGGCTGATTAATAGAGTTTGTAGCTTTTTCATAGTTAGTTTAGTTTTCCATTGTTAGCTTTCATAAACTGCTGATCCCAGTATCCCTCCCCTCCATAGGGTAGTATCTCAGAGTTTTGGTTAGACTGGGGTACTTGTAAGATATCTTCTAATCTTTGTAATCTTTCTTCTAAGCTAGTAACCTTTTGTTTAAGTTTAGCATTATTATACTGCATACTATCCTTGAGTTGTTCTAGCCGAGCAACTTTAGCACATAGAAGATCTATATAATTAACTGTCTTAGTTTTCATTGAATCTTGTAGAGTTAACACTAATTCAGGGTGAGTAAGAAGTATAGAATCAGCAACCACACCCACACGTCTTCTATCTGGGCTAGAATTCATGTGAAATTGTTTAATCTCAATCTTATCGTAGGATTCTAGATTTTCAATATCTTTGATATCATGTTTAAGTCTGATATCTGAAGCTGTTGTAGATACATCTAATGCAGTAACTGTACCACTAGCTACTATATTGCCAATTACATCTATACCGCTATCATCTATAGTAACTAATCCTTTTGAACCAGATGTTTCGTTGAGATTCTTGGTTATTCTTAATGCACCATTAACATTATCTATTCCTATATTAGAGTTGTTGCCATGAGAAAATATCATACCTGGTGTATCTGATGTGCCATTGTTCATTTGTACATTGCCACTATCCCTGAAACTCCAGGCTGATCCATTTCCTACTATTACCCCATCACTAAAACTACCGCTACCTGTTACTTCGTGATTACCTGTTGTTTTAGTACCTAGTAGGGTTGTTTCAAATTTTAGGTCGCCTAAACCATATAACTGTTGATAAGTATTTGGAGTAAAGAGAGCCCCCAATCTACCCGAAATATTATCATATACTTGAAATGATTTACCACCCGCTAAATCTTCAAGAGATAGATTAGTGCCACCAAGTGTACCTCGTTGCTTGAAATCCCAAGCTCGTTCAATATCCAGCTTAAGGACACTAACACCATCACCTGTTGCACTAAAACTACCACTGCTAGCATTAATATCACCGCCAACTGCTATATCGCCTGTTATATCTATGCCGCTAGAAGATAGTGTTTGAACATCAGTCCCGCCAATATTTAGGTTTAGCTCAGAATTTGAGTGATTATATTCTAGATAAGCATCTAATCCACTTGATCCAAATGAAACTCTCCCGATAGAAGAATTCCCACTCTGGATAGCTATCCCGGCATTACCAGAGTTTACAATTGATACCTGTTTTAAAGAAGTCCAAGATGGGGGGTTTATGCCCCCTATAATAACATTGCCACTAAACATACCACTACCCCCTGTAAAGTTACGAGAATCATCTATTGCTAGATTTCCCCCTACAGAGTAAGATTGAGCATTCCAGGGAGTTGTATTGTTGTTTGAGTTTTCTGAATGATAAAATTCCTTCCATGCCCCCCACGATGAACCATTATCGCCACTGTACCTCTTCCAAATACCTCCGCCTCTGGAATCAGAAGCGTAGAATATCTGATGTATCTCATTAGGATCATACCCTCTATATACATTCATAGTATGGCCATTATTAATAACCACAGGACTATCCCCTGTTGTTGAAGTACTAATCTGGTAATTACCAAGAGCTGTAACATCATTAATATTACCAGACGCAATACCCCTAAAATATTGAACGTTGGTTAAAGCCCCAAGGGTATTAAGTTCAGTTGTTGTAGAGTAATTTGGTTTATCGTTTAACCAGATTGGGTCTGTTTCTGAAAGATTAGCTTGTGTAAGAACTTCACTATATCCCGAAGAAGCACTTCCCACTTCTACCTTATCATTATCCTGACTTATCCTTAGAGCTAAGCTAGTACTTCCCCCATTATTATTAGCTAAGTAGGTAGTTCCGTCAGACCCAGTTGATAATACCGATTTATAGTTGGTAGGCCCCACAGTACGGGATTGGGCTATCTCTGAGTAGTCAGTGCCCTTTGACACCCCTATTCTATCATGGAAGTAAGTTAATCCCCCGAAATGGGTTAATCCAGTAAAACTTTTATTACCTGTTAGAGTTTCTACACCATCCAGGGTTACATAGTTTGATAGGTCCCCAATAACATTTACCCACTGTGTACCATCTGACATATATAAGATATGGTTAGATGATACATAGAAGCTACCTGGTAATCCCACGGTGGGAGGGGTAGCGGAAGCTAATGGTACAACCCTAAACTCATAGGCTTTTAGTTTTTCATAGTATTCCCAGCCTTGCTGAGCATATACACTATTGATGGTGGCAATAAGAGCCACCATTAAAATCAGTAATCTTTTCATCTGTTTCATGTTTTTAAAGTTGAGAATTTATTCTGTAATATAAAGTTCCATTTGGGTATCTCGTTGGGGGCATAAATATGAATTTACCTATTTCTTTAGTTCCAAAACCCCAACCAGATCTAACCTTAGTCCCATCGGTAGCAGCATACTCTACCACCTCTATGTAATACCTATCATTGGTTTGTCCCACTACAGTAACCTCTGTGTCTCCAGATATGGCTTTAGGGGTTATAGCCAATTGATTTTTTATATGGTTTACATCACTATCTACTTCAGGCTTACTATACACGTTTAGGTTTGTCCTAGCCACAGCCCTATCCGGTAAGTCCCCTAGGTTATTAGCTTTCTTTACATAGTCAGTTAGAGAAAAGTCTATACCCTCTTGCTCTGCTAACTTGTAAAATATATCGTTTGTCTTATCATACCTGTATATAGCCCAACCGGCATTAACAGTCGGATCATCAGAAGCATCCTGGACAAATACGTTTTCCCCATTGGTTATATTAGCTTTATCCGCATCTCTCTCAGGGATATCTGGATAACCTTTATCTGCTGCCAAATGTAGATTGATACCATTTAGTAGTACCTGCTTAGTAATATTCTTATTTACCCCTGCTTGTACTATGGTTAGTATATCCGGATCCTCAAAGGTATCAGCTGAGGGTAATTCTGATATTCTAACCCTATTTAGGGATTGTTGTAGGGTATTAACTCGGTTAGTTAAGTTCTGTACCTGTAGTTCTAATTCTGCGTTACTGGCCATGGTTTAAGGTTTTTGTGATTCAAGTTCAAAATGGGAGCCAGCTTCATCACTGAGTATTCCTAGCCCATTTTCTAAAGCTATTAATTTAGTCCCAGTGGTTATGGTCTTTAGCCTCATATCAATTGGCTCCATCCATCGTATAATTGGGTATATCTTAGAGATCAGAGTATCATCAACTGGTAAAGCTCCCTCGTGAGTAAATAAAATAGATACATCATAGGTTCCGAAGTCTGCAATTGGAGAATCGTAGTAATGGCCATCATCATATCTATGGTGGATTTTACCAATGTCTAGTGAGTCATAATAGAACTCTGTTTCTAACTTCTCATTAATACTTACTATGTACCCGAGATAAGCAAAAATCATTCTTATACCCTCATATGTACCCTTTAACTTTCTTAGACTTACATAGTAGTTCAATAGCCCACGGTTATATCGGTCTTTAAATACTGAACCAGAAGAGAGGAGTTCTGGGGGATTACCAAATTGCTCAGAGATAACCCATAAGAACCTTTCTGGTGTACCCAAAGCATCGTGTTTATCAAGGAAATTTTCTCCCTCTGGTATAATGTTCTGGGTTATTTCATCCTGGAATATTTCTATGTACCTCTCGAATAAGCCCTTACCATTACTATCCCTATAGGTATCTTGTGATTTATGGTAAGGCTCAAAAAAACTGTTGAATAAGTTATTTAGCATTATACGTTGGTTATAGTTAGATTATTTACTGATAATACCGGTAGAGTATAGTCTGATATTTCCATATCATTGTTATATGGGTAAGTAGTAAACTCCCAAGAATCCCCCACAGTGTAGCTACCATCTGATAATTCTAATTGTATAGCTCCATCTACCGATAAATAGTTTGAGTAGAAAGAGATGGATGGTTGAGCTTTACCATCTTTATATAATAGGTATTGGTTACCGGCATATACTACCTTCCAATAAGCTCTTTGTGATGATCCTGGTAGTACTTCTATTAAAGATACATTCAATACATGGGTATTATCTCCTAAAGGTTTTGGTACTGGTTTAGTACTAAGCTTAGTAATGGTTACATACTCTGTAGAGGGTGAATTTTCTATAATTGCTATTATATCTGAATACCTGATAGCCTTGTTTATCCTAGACTTAGTAGCAGAATATTCAGCTAATAAAGCTAAAGCTACCTCGTTGGTATTAATCCCCTTATCATGCCTGAATTTAGTAGCTAAATCAAATGAAAGTAATAGCTCTGTTTGGCCAGCGGATTTTACAGTTATATTCCTACCCAATAATCTACGGCTAAAAATAAAGTTATAGGTACTTTCCAATAGCTCGGTAGAAGCTTCTCCACCGTTTATTGGGCTTATAAATATTTCCAAGTATCTTGGGTGATAGTATCTTAGTACTGCATCAGCAACACCTGGAGCCAGTTTAGCTATATCTTCATGGTCTGATTCTGTTACTGCATACCATAGGGTCCTAAGGCTTAGTACAGAGTTCTTACGAATAGATTCCATAGATTCCACCTCTGAACCCCCAGTTGGGGCCATTGGATTTTTACATTTTAGATTATCGCTAGCTAACCCCGGTAGGGTTATTTGAGTTACGAAGTCTGTTATAGTTAGAGCCTTAACGTTATTCCCAGCATCACCAATTGTTGTTTTATAGGTAGCTATAATATCTTTATCTTTTGGGGGTATCTTGCCCTGTACTCCATTCCCGAATATAATTGTTGGGACTTTATTTACTGATAGGGTAGTAGTAAAGTGGGCATCCATGAAATTAGAACTTGATAAGGTTTCTTTAAATACATAGATTTGCCCATCTATTATTAACTGGATACTACCCTCTGCAACATCCTTTGGCATATCCACTATCTGTGAGGGTAATCCATTGGTCCTACCCACATTTTGATTAATCGCTGCCTCTACTTGGTAGGCTGATATAGTAGTTTCTGATGTACCATTTTCTATCGTAGCATCCGATACTGTCTGGAATTGTATACCCCCAGCTTCAATTATTGTACCAGAGGGAATAAGATGGTCAACAGCAGCTATTATAGGGCTTCCATCATTTGCTTCTAAGTAAAGGATTAAATCTACCGTAGCTGGTATACGAGAATTTATGTGGTAGTCATAAGCTCTAGCATGTTTTAAAACGCTACTAAACCTCCTTGCTGTAGGCAAGAAGGATTCCCTGGATAGGTTATCAAGGTAAGCATTTAGTAGTTCTGCTATCCCAGAAAACATCTCTATAATAACTATAAGGATATGGTTAGGAGAGAAATCTGTGATTTCAGGTACCTTTATCTTTAGCCGGGTTAGCAAACTAGCTTTAACCTTTTCGTAGCTCCTATCAAAGTAAGTTACCCAGTCATTTGAAAATTTCATAGTTTATAGGTTTATTGTAGTAGTTAATGTATCGATTTGATTATAGGGTAATATTCTATACTCAAGTGTTGCTGAAATAGAAGTTTGGGTTACTCTAGAGGTTACTATGCTTTTAAACTCTACCCTTGGTTCCCATAGTTCTATAGCATCTATAACAAAGAACTTAACCAGAGACTGTGTAATGAAGTCGTTTGGTTCCTCTATTATAGTTGGTATTCTTGAGCCATATGTATTTCTCCTATACCTTTGCCTTATCTCCCAATTGAGCAGCATTAGTAATGAGCTTTTTATAAGCTCTACCCGATCGGATAACTCCAGTTTACCATCGGTTAAATACCAAGGGTAAGCTATTCCTTTTTCTTTTAAAGCCATTGTGTTTAGTTTAATTTTAGTGGTTATGGTCTCTACCTATTGGACTACTTCTTTATTTTCTATATCCGGGATAGAACTCTCTTTTAGGCTTTGTTCTAAATAGGGTTTAACTAATGGGGTAGTTGGTGATCCGGGTGAAGCTGAAGTATGTGTATGTACCTTATAGTCCTCAATCAATTTATTATGGGCTTTTTCCAGGGCGTTTAATTTTTTTATAACTTCCTCAGCTTTTGGTATACCATATAATTTACCACCATTAATAGTAATCTTATCCTTAAACATTTCTATACTTTTCTCCTCGTATAGTGCTTTAATATACTCGTCATGTAGAATAATGCTGCATTTATCTGAGTGGTTTACTAGAATACGCTCTTTCTCCATTCTAATAACAGACCCATCTGCATGAGTTATCTCTATTATATTATCTAGGTCGCTTAGTAGTACTTTATGCCCAGAGGGAGTTTTAAAACCATAACTTTTTTCAGTGAACTCATGGGGTTTTTCCTCCTCAAGATATCCAGAGAATTGCCACCTTGGGAATCTTGAATCCCCGAAGTCAAACCTTATCTCTACCTTATCCCCTACCTCTGGTAATATATGAGCTCCATAGTTTTTACCAGAGAATTGACCTAGGGTAGGTACCCATCTTGGGTGTTCCGTGCTTTGGGTAATATTTGGTATGATTACTTTTATCCTATTCCTATTCTCTGGATCATCTACCCTAGTAACTATCCCCTCATAATGGGAATAGTATTTACCTATAGATTCTAATCCATGATATAGTAAAGTCCTTAGAAAGCCTATTACTGATTCCATTGTTAGAAATTTTCGGAGTTAATTCTGTATAAGTTTTTATTGTTGTAGTTGTTAAGCAGGGTAGAAACATTCTCATCCAGAGTTCCACTTGGGTAACTTAGGATATCTACTGCTTTTAGTGTTTTGTATTCTCTCTGGTAATTAACACTTGTAGCTACTCCACCCTGTACCCTTATGTGGTCTGGGTCTAACTTGCCAGTTGGTATCTCAAGATCTACCCCAGGTTTGAATATCATCTTCTCCCTTTCATATCTCTTACTATAATCCTCTTTAAGGATATTACCATCTTTGTCTACTTTAGCTGGAGATATTACAGAGGTAATACCACTGAAAGGGATAGCTTTTATTAAGCTCCCTGTACATAGGTAGGATGAGGTTGGGCTTATGTGATGTTCTATCTCCTTAATATAGTAGTTACCCTTATCTTCATTAGCTACTCCCCCGATAGCGATTGTATCTTTTGTTTTAAGTATAGGGTTCCCAATCACTTTTATAGTGGCTTTACTCTTTTCCATATCTATCTCCCTCTGCTTATTAGATACTGAATCCCGCTCTGCATCAGGGTCCTCTTCTCTACGGATATATACTCTGTGCATGTCCATTTTACCAAGCATCACATTATCTATTCCTTCCCAATCCTGTGGCCTATTCTCTGGACGTTTACCCTCGGGGTATTCTTTTAAAGATTCAACTCTCTGGAATATGCCATATTTGTCATGAGCTAAATATGCCATGTACCAAACTCTGATTTCTTCCTCTTTTAAGTTATCCCCTATAGTTGTATCTGCAAGAATTTCTGGTAAGGGCCTTAAGTTTTTTAATACATGAAGGTAATGGTACATGTTCGTAAACCCCTTTTCCTTATCAAGTGAAGTAGTACGGAGGAAATTGTTAGATCGGTTTTGTTTGAATTTCATGTCAGGAGTAAATTCCTGCAAGTCTCCAGGCTCCTCCCTATACCCATAGTAGTACCTAGGATCTTTCTCCAAATGGCGATTATGTAGGGTTAATGTATCTCCATTTCCGTCTATATACCAAGGTCCATCTGGTGCTGATTTTAGATAAGCTTCTATAATTTGGTAGGGGGATGATGAGAATGGTACAATATCAAATTGCCTAGCAGAAATGTACCGACCAAATACAGAGTTTAGTTCTTTCTTTTCGGACTTAACTTTTAGCTTTTCTATCTCCTCATCTATCTTGGATTCAGCTAAGGTAAACTCTAAGACATTACGCCTTGCTTCAAATATAGCTCCAACATCTCTATCCTCAAAGGCTACCCCCTCTGTTAGCTTAGCAACTTTCTTTTTATTATCAGCTATTTTTTCAGCAAGGATTCTCTTCTTTTCCTGGGCAGCTTCATAATCAGATAGTTCATCCCATTTTATTGGGTCCTCAAGGTATGAGTTAGATATACTAACCGCATAATCATCCTCAGCCTCTGAGTTCCCTGCATCCCTATGTGGTATCTCATCGGGTTGAAGCTCATGTACCTTTAGGGGTTTATAGTAGATAAGCTTACCCTGGTTTTCTATACGTAGGTTATATCTACCCTCTGTAATACTCTCTAAGTATTCTAGTAAAGTAGTTTTTTTAGTACTGATGTCTTTCATGTACTTTAGCTGTGATACCATATCGGTACATGTAATGATATAGAATATTCCACCAGTGCAGTATCTACGTTTATACTCCTTTACCATAACCGGTACTAATCCGGAATTAGCTTTCTTTAACCAGCCCCAGTTTAGGTATAGCTTAGTCCTATGCTTTATATTAAGGTTGTTAAGATCTTGGGTACTCCTTAGGAATATAGTGATAGTACACTCATCATCATCAGCCTCTTTATACTTGTATGTGAAGTTAGTTATAAACCCCCTAGCGTCTGAGTCATTTGAGGCTAATGGCTTATCCTCGGAGTTATAAACAACAACAAAAGGGGTACCATACCCCTTGTTTATTACATTACTCATTTTCGATATTTGGTATTATAAGTGTAGTGCCCGGGGTTAGTTCCCAAGGCTTAATGATTTCGTTAGCTTGCATTATTATAAACCATGGCTCTGGACTACCATAATAATCCTCAGCTATTCTGGCCAGTGTATCTCCACTAACCACTACATGGGTTTTGTCTAGGTGGCTTGGTATGTATACTTCGGGTAATATCTCTAAAGAGGAATCACCCTGTGGGTAGTTTACTACCAAACTTCTATCATACATTTTTCTGTCAGCCATTCTATCTTGTGTTTATATTGGTTATTACTTCTTTAGACAACCGGTTAGTTTTAGTAACCCGTTTGAAGGTTAGTTTTTGCTCAGCCATTTGGGGTAATAAATCGGTACTTATAAATTGGCCATCCCTACCTATATACCCATTAGTGAATTGAGATAATTTGTATGGGGCATGTACTAATAGCCATTTATCTTTCTCAAATAGGGTAGCATTCCTACCCCACATAATCCTTACCGAATGTGGATCTTCTAAGTATCCATCGGCTTTGGTTAGAGCTTCTAGCCACCTACAGTTTTGTATTACATCTTTACGATCCTCCTGCTTAGAAAACCATTGTACCGTAAATTCAAGAGTATCCTCAGAACCATTAAATTGATAGTGAGGATTATTCCTTCCGGGTGAGGCAATAGCTTTAAAGCTAGAATTTGGATCCATATTGATTTCATCTGGGATATAGGGTAACTCCAAATACTGATATTTTCTTTCTCCTATCTTAGAGGTTTTAACATCCAGATCATAGATAACTATCTTATCTATGTCAGCCCTTACCGGTTCATCAAATACTACATCCTGGCCTTTTTCTCTACTATCCTCTATTAGAGTTTCTTTACTATACCTGTATGGTTGGGGCCCCTCCCCAATTACTGAAGTTCCTAATTCCCTACTGATTAGAATCGCAGATCTCTGTGCAACTCCCGTTATCTTGTGAAGACTTTTTAGTTTATTAAGCCTATCTATCCTTGGTATCCGTATAGCCATAATTATTCAGTTATATTCCCAAGGGCTTGGTCTAATGATCCCTGGAATAAGTTATCTATTGGAGCCCTGAAGATGGTTTCACCATCAGGCATCATAAGTATAAGGTCTCCGTTCTGTCTTTTTTGTTTAAACCCGTAGTCCTGAGCAAATGCTCCTTTCTCGAATACCTCTACCATATCCCTGGCCACTGCTACCACATCCCCCATAGCCTTATAGGTTTTAATATCATCAGTTTTACGATAATCAAAGTCGGATTGGTAGGTATAAGCTCCCTTGGGTATAGATAGTTGTTTTCTTCTTGTTTCTTCTTCCTGAGCTTTAGTGTTTTTACCGATTGAATCAGTTAGTAGGCTTATAGCTGAGGGTAATAAGAAGCTTATTGCCATACCCCATGGTCCTCCAAGGAATCCAAGAGTTCTACCAAGTAATGGAGCCATCTTAGAAAGTGGTCCTACCAGTTTTGACCCAACCCTAGCAGTCATACCAAGTTTAGATCCATACATAGACATCCATCTTGCTTGGGTAGCCATTGTCTTAGAAGCAAATCCTGCCCCGCCACCAGCAAATCTAGCCATATATCTCATACCAGCACGAGTTGACATAGGGGTAACAGATTGTACTCCTCTAGCTCTTAGTGCTCCACCAAAAGATCCATACCTTGCCATCCCAGCCATTCTTGGGGACATACCAGCCATTGACATAGCCCCGGAGGTCATTCCATAGCTTTTTGCTGCGGCACTCATTTGGGCATATCCGGCAATTGTACTCCTTACCCTACCAGAAAAAGCAGATTGATTAGACATGGTGATTAACCTTAATCCAGCCTTTACTGCTTTGTAGGCAGTAGCAGCTGTTTTAATAGCTACCCATGATCCAACCATTGTTACCAAGCCTGGGCCTATGATTGGGGTATTTATTATCCCCACCAACACATCCATTATGCCAGTGAATAATTTTAGAGCTGGTTTTAATACAGGCTCTATACCCTTAGTAAAAGCAACCTTGAATGTCTCAATAGCAGAAGTTGCTTCCATGATATTACCCTGTAAGCTGGACATCATCTCAGACATAAGCCTTGCAGCTTCACCAGGTGAGTCCTCTTTTACTTTCTTAAGTAGTTTATCATAGTTAGCCATAGAGTTAATCATCATTAGAGCATTACGTTTACCACGTACTCCAAAGATGGCTTCAACAATTCCTTGTTTTTCTAAGGTACCCAGCCCTTGAGCTTGTTGTCCTATTATTTTAAAGATATCCGCTACTGGTTTTAGTTCTCCAGATTTTGTTTTAAGATCATCTATCCCAAGCCCAAGTATCTTTAAAGCTTTACTCTGCCTACCAGTTGAGAAATCGGTTAGAGTTTTAGATAGGTACCTAAAAGAGTTATCTACCGAGGTACCAGCCATGGAGCCTTGTATACCGGCATTACCCATTAACATGAACATTGCTGCTGTATCCTCCAATCCAACATTTAATTGGTGTAGGGTATTAGCAGCATATTTTGTAGATTCTCCCAACATTGGTAAAGTAACGTTGGCAGCATTAGTTGCAGTAACTAAGATATCAGATATTCGTTTGGATTGTGAAGTTGGTATATCAAAAGCTCTCATGATATTGGTCATGATATCAGCTGCTCCACCAACTCCCCCCAGTGCAGTACCAGTAGCACCAGCCAAGTCAACAGTTGATTTCAAACCAGTTATTATCTCATTTGCAGACATACCGGCTTTAGCCATAAAGTGTTCCGCAGATGCAACCTGTTGGGCAGTAAACATAGTGCTACGACCCAGTTTTAGGGCCATAGCATCTAGTTTGAGTAGCTCAGCATGAGTAACAGGCCCAGCTTTCTTGGTAACAGCTTCCACAAACTTCATAGTATAGCCAAACTTTGCCCCAACCTGTGTCCATTGAGCCATACCCCGAATAGCAGCAGCCCCAGTCATAGCCCAAGCAGCGTTTATATTACGTACAGTACGGAGTTGGGATTTCTCCCACTCCATAACTTCTTTACGTAAATCTTTCGCATTGGCTTTTATGGTACGAGCTGGCCCGGAGAATTGATCTCTCAAAAACATCCCAACACCAATACCAATTGCTGAACTTGATCCTACCATGCTTACTTCTTTTTGAGTTTTACTTTATTAATTTCCCTGTTAATATATTCTTGGTGCTCATCACAGAGTTTTACAAATTTACCCCGTTGAGTTACCGGAAGTGATAGGAAGTGATCCCATGAAAAGTTCATCTTATTCTGTATAAGATAAAACCATTCCCTCTCTAGATCTCCTCCGGAAAGTAGAAATCCTGAACCATTACTAATGGGATATTCTGAACTTCTCCATTATCACTAACTATCTGGGTGGTTAGTTCATATGCTGGGTCATGTAGTTTTACCTGAGCCCTGATCTCTCTCATATCCCTAGCAGAGAAATTAGTAAAACTTGTAATGGTTATCCAACTTTGTGATCCATCAAGTAGCATCTGGAAGCCCCTAGCATAAAGCTCTGTATTCTTTGTGTTAGTTTCTTCTGTGGCCTCCATCATATATATCTCGGATAGCCCATCCTGGAATCTAAACCTAAGTTGTTTACCAGAGGTTGTAGTAAACTCATGGTATCTATCTTTAGTTTTATAAGGGGGCATCAAGAATTCAAAGTATCCTGGCATATCCTCTGTATGTGGAAATAACTCAGGCTTGGAATAATCATAGCAATAACGATTTAAGTCCTCAACGTATTCTGTTGGAGCCCCATTTGGTGTCCATGACCAGTTGAAATGAAAGTCTGCTCCCAATGAGAAGATACGGGATTGTAATAAGATATAATACTTATCACGTAGCTTCATTTCTTTTACAGTTTGTAGTTTTACTTGGCTATCGCCATCGTATTCAACTAGAATACCCTGGATAAACTTATTGAAAGCTATGTGAGCTTTTACGTCTGAGGTTCTTGAGATTACCTCATCATCATTACCATTCTGTTCTCTGATGATTGCTTTGATACCCGATGGAGTATAGAACTCATGGGTTTTTGGGGATTTAAAATTTTCCATTTCTGTAAGTGTAAGTGGGTTTGTGTTAAAAACATGAATAAGCAGTATAGAATAAAGAGCCCTCCCACTAAGGGGAGAAGCTCTTATCAACTAAACTACTTACAGATGGTTTAGAGTTTATGGCAAGTATCAACACATATCTCTATGGATTCTATAGAGTTATCTGCATCTGATGTTCTATCAAATTCTTGTCCGTTTATCTTGCAAGGCCAGCAGCCCTCGCATACCCATTGATTTAATGGGGTTTGGCCATCCTGAGATATCTCAGTAACGATGATTACCTTTTTATAAACCTCTGGGATAGTACCCCCACCGATTAGTGGGTCGGCTACTGAGGCAGCCCAATTCCAGAAGTAAGTATCTGAGTCCTTAGCAGAGAGTAATTTCTCTATCATTAGGTTACTAAATGATACCCTCCCACCGGTTTTTATATTGTGGTTAGTGTGGCCATGCTCAGCCACTGCAATGTCCATATCTGGAAGAGTTACTTTCTGGGATAACATTGGATTTATTGGGTCCGGAGCTATCGATATAGAGAAGTTAAACTTCTTCCTAGGATCTACTTTATCAGCCATATCTTAAGAATTTATTTAGTTAGGAAATCTGAGCACTTCCAGTGGAACTGTCCAGGATTATATTAAGTGAGAACTCCTGCATACTTGCTACAGGGATAATAGTAAGAGATACTTTGTACTTTCCTTGTAGTACATCTGCTTTCTTATTAACCTGTAGGTTGTCAAGTGATGAGGCAAATTGGTCCCCCTCCCAAGAGTAGTCATAAAGAGCTCTGTTTTGTCCGGTTGATAATCCATCAAAGAAAGGTTTTACTGTGTAGTAAATCTGACTCCAAGTTGGAATATCATTGGGCTCTTCTAGGTAATTCTCTAATGTTGGTAGTAAGGATTTACGTAGGTACATTACCAGTTTAACTACGTTAGCCCATTGTTCTTGGGAATTATAGTTAAGCCCAGTAAAGTTACCGGTTAGGAATACTTCTCCCCCCCTTTGTACTACTAGGTTAATTTGAGAGTTAGCTAATGTATCCATATCAAGGGTACTAGCTGGAGACCCAAAGTTGTTTATAACTTTAGATACATTGCCAAGTACTCCCCTTTTCTTACCCGAGAAAGAAAGCCATGGGGTATAATTAACCTCGCTTAATACAGCTTTTGAGCATACATCAGCTAAGTTACCAACTTGAATATCAGAACCTTGTGGTCCTTGATATTCTAAAGCCCCAGCAAAATACCTGATGTATTTAGAGTTGCTGTTTACTGAGTCTCTTTCGGCTTTAATGTCAGTTGTGGTTTTCTTGGTGGGATCTATTTCACAAAAATAGAATAGATCTTTTCTTTTGTTTGCATAGGCTATACCAATAACATGGACAGCACTATCATACATACCAAGAGCCGCTACATGATAAGCCTCATTATAGTTATTGAATGATTCGAAAGCAACAGCGGTATAATCCGCAGAAGATACTGCAGTACCATCTGAACCCCCAGAAAATTGATACTCAGCTACCTTAGGTGGTTCTACTGTGATAGAGTAATCTATAGTCTCATATACTACATCAACCAAGTTACTGTTATCCACAATATCTTTCAGATAGTTTTGGGGTAAATTATGATCTACTGTTGGATCACCGGTTATGGTTAAGTTTCTGTAATACTCGATAGTTTCAGAATTACCCGTATCGATCATAAGATCAAAGAAGTCATCTTCATCATTTGAGGGTTGTAGTATTTTAACCTTCCATCCATTCGCTTCTTCTCCCTCGTATTTGGGTACTATCTTAAATAACTCATCAGCACTAACAGAATCATCTAAGATAGCCACGGCTGCAGCTTTTGCTGCATCATTATGAAGTATTCTACAGATTCTGGCTGAACCCCCAGATTCTAGGTACCTTTTTACCATAGTGGAGAACTTATTGTCAGGTACTTCCCCACCAAATATTTTTACGTACTGGGGCCAAGAAGTTATCAAGTCCTTTGGGTCTTCCACAGGACCCGTTTTAGTTGGCCCTATAAAGAATGATACTCCATTGGCCGGCTCTGTAACTCCCACTATCTTGTTAGTTACATTGATTTTTACTTTAGCTGCGTTTGCCATAATATAAACAGGTTTTATTTACAGGTTTAGACTTTTTTATTCATACCTGGGAGGTTAGTGAACTTGATGTCTGCAATAGACTTTAGGTGTTGTGGGACAAATGCTGCTACTAATAAGATTAGCATCATACCAATAACGTAGAGGTTGAGGTCTACAGACTTAATCACTAAAGTCATCAGGAAGATAAATGAAAAGATTAGGGTTAGAAAACTCTTTAATCTAGTTGAGCTTTTAGTACCATCTGATTCTTGTAGGTATCCCGCTGGTTTTTTAGTTGTAGTTTCCATGGTTTTTTTTTTATTTTTTGATAGTTATAGTATCTAAGTTATTTACAGTTACATCTATCTCGGTTATTGGAGATAGGTTTTCTGGACCTTGTTTAGGAATAGATTCCCATAGATCTTTTATCTCAAAGGAATATATCCTCTCCATAATACCCCTCTCAGGGTCTTCAGGAGTAGTAGTATTTATTTCGTGTACAAATATTTTACGGCCTGGTACATCTGGTAAGTCTAAGTAGCCTCTTTTTGGTATAGCAGTAGCGATTACTCCATTTAGTAAGTTTTTTTGGCTAGCATCACCTGAAATAGCATGGATATTGATATAATAATCAGAAGTCCTTGGCGGTAAAGTTTCAGTCTTATACCTATTAGTAGCTTGGTCTTTAATATACACGGGTTCAGGGTTATTCCCAACATCTCCAGCTAAAAAGGCTCTACTTGCAACAACTATACGAGGATATTTCTCATACCCTTTATCATCGGTATTTCCAACGCCAAAAAGCCCAACGCAGTATCCCCGGTTGGTTTTTATTTGTTGTATCATATTCAGTAGGTTATTATACCCGGCCTCAGTATCTGGGTAGTTAGTTGTATCTGTTATATCTGGGGTTATACCCAACTCAACCAATACATCGAGTATAGCCTTATAAAAGGCATAATCTACCTGGTCCTCTATTTGTGGTAATGTGATCATCGTATTTGTAATTTAAAGCCATATCTACGTTTATAATACTGGCTAACATTCCGGGTTATAAACATCATAATTCTACGCTTACCCCCAAAATGACCTTTCCTTGTGAATGTATCTTTAAACACTGGGTAAGGTTTAGCATATTTTGTACCTTTCTCAAGCATGTAAGCTGCTTCATATACAGTGAGTCCTCCACGGCCCCTACTTGTATCTTTACGGGATACTCCAACTACATAGTTACCTTTTTTTGTCCTAGTAACTTTTACTGAATTATGTAGTTTACCCGAGAACATAAGCAACCCCTGATGAGTAGCAAATCTCCGTTTGTATGAAAAATATGAACCTGAGATAGCAGAGCTAGATGGCACATACCCAAGTCTTACCCCATGAGTCCTAAGGTTTAATCTTACTTGCCTACGGTACTCATTAGCTGCATTGTGCATTCCCTTGTCCACCTGCATAGCCATTTGTATTGGCATTTCATCTATCATATTCATTAACCTGTCCCATTCCCCCTCAAGTTTAACTGAGAGGTTACCGGACATACCTCTACCCCTTATTCTACTGTGTATTGCCATTAGTGTGGTATATTGCCGGTTTCTACCCTATCCGGACACAGGATAAGATGTTCCATCATTGGGTTAATACCTACTTGTGAAACATCTGTGAATCCAGCATCTTTATAAGTTACTCCATTTATTATAAACTTATCCTCTCCAGGACTATAATCCAGGTTACCCTTTGAGTTTACAAGGTTTTTTTCAACCAGGTAATCCTTATGGAACATTACAACCATATTTTGGTTATCGAAGTCACCTTGTACATCGTTTTTAACACTTGGCCAAGTCCTGAAAAAGTTGTAAGCTATTATACCCACTAGCTGTACACTGTCAAACTTTGTAGCATTGTCAGAACCCCTACGAGATATCCTTCTAGTTTTCTTTTTCCAGAGGATAGGTTGTAGGGCTTGGTCATCAAAGTATTCCTTATGGAGGCTCCTGAATAAGTCAAGAGAGGGTTTAGTAATCATGGGTATCTATTTTAGAAACTATGAATGGTATTACTGGTGTAGCTGGTTTAGAGCATATGCCAGGAATGTAAATAGTTAGTCGGCTTGCCAATGAACATATAGTTTGGGCCAAAGTATCAAATGTACCCCCAGGTGCAAAAATCTTAGAAAGAGTCTCTGATCCCTGGAACCATTCAGTTTCCATTGGGCCTTGTACCATTTTCTTTATTTCCTGCCCATTAGTTTTACCCTGGCTTATTAAATATTTAGAAGCTCCCTCTACTACTAAGTCATATGCAATTAATTGAGCAATCAGCGTATTTTCTAGTGCAGTATAAGAGAATTCATCATAAATATCGTCCAGTGCTATCTCATGGTTTACTAGAGGGGATAGATATAATTGCCATTTCTGTATACGGATTTCTTTATCTTCTGGGTCCAAAGTAATACCTTCTGGAATGTATTGATCTACCAATTGATAAAGTGGTAGAGCTAATGGTTGCCCTATGTTTGAGGCCCCAATGGTCCTTTCAAAAGTGTAATCCGTTGAGGATTGGTTAATGGTTAATTTAACATCAAAAAACCCAGAGTCATTATAGGTATGCTCTGGGTTTTTATCAGTAGAGGTTTTACCGTCTCCAAAGTCCCAAGTGAAACTTGCAGTAGATATTACCCCGGTTGAAGTGTTAGATCTAAAATTAACCTTAAGCCCATCCCCTTTATAACTAAAGTGAGCTTTTACTGCCATTACTCAGTGGTATCTTCTAACTCCTTAAGATAGGCTTCCAGTTTGCCCTTATTGTTAGAAATCTTCTCAAGCTCAGCTTCCTGCTCAGCATCAAGTTCATACTCGGCTTTGATTTGGAAGTAAATAGCCTTTTTCTCTGCTGCTAATCTTTTTTCAGCTTCTTCTTCGGCTTTTTCTTTAGCCTCGTTAGCAATTTCAAGGGACTCCTTGGTTTTATTTTCCAAGTCTGCTATATAATCATCATCCTTGTCAGTTACTGTTGGTACTGCAGGTTTTAGAGCTTCAACTGCCTCCAGATAAGATTTATAATCTCTTTCTGTAGCTACTTTTAACCCACCAGCCATAAGGTGTCGATTAACTTTTGTAGAGTCTGCTACTACTTGAGTAGTTTCTACTACTTCCCCGTGGCAAAGCTTGATACCGGTTTTAGGGTCATAGAATGAGGCAGCTTTTGGGCCCAGTTTTAAATATACTTTATCTTGAGTTTCCATTGTAAGTGGTATTAATCTTGGTTATAAACTATGTATGGGGGCTCTAATAGAACCCCCATAGAATGGTATTACTTAATGATGGTGTTAGCTTCGAATTGTGCTACGTTTAAGAAAGCAGGGAATACGTTAGATCCAGTAAATGTCTTGCTTGAATCAAGTATGAAACAGGCATCACGGAATAGTTTAGCAAACCCCAATTCAGTGGAAACATAGGTTGCCTCGAATTGAGCAGAAACGATTCTTTCAGACTCAACTGTTAAAGGCTTAGCAGTATACTTAGCCATGGCCATGCCAGGGTCAAGTAAGATCTGCTGATTAGCCGGTACAGCATCATGAACGAAGAACTCAAGGTCTCTAGGGATAGCAGTACGGATATTCAATCTGTGCATTGGAGATCCCTGTACCGGTGTTTTAAACTCTGGTAAATCAAGAGTATCCATCATGATCTCTTCTCCCCCGATAGACACGTTTGCTTTTCTACCCATACGTGATAACCTAGTCCAAAGTCTTAGGTAATCCTTGTATACAAGGTTGTTGGCAGTAGTTACCCCGATAACTGGAGATGATTCAGAACCATCTGCCTGGTCACCATTTAATAGGCAGTCGATAGCCATATGATCAACCCCATGACCCATCTTAATACCAAAATCTCTCAAGAAGATAGACAGGATATTAATAGATGAGTATCTTCTGATCTCATCAGATAGCTTCAAACCTTTACCCATCTTTGAGATAGAGAAAGATTTCTGACCATATGAGATATCCCCCAATGGGATTGTCTCAGCTTCTCCAAGAAGTTCCGGTACAGCATCTGACATGTTAATTTGAGGTATTATTTGGCTTAAGCCTCTCATTTGCTCCTCTACTGCAGTTACAGATGGCCAGATTGGAGCCATACGGAATCCCTCAGTGATAGCCTCTCTGATAATTTCAGGAACGATCCATCTTACATCTACTTTACCAACAGTAAGTAAGTTCTGTAGTGTATCAGCTCCTAAATCTATACCAAGATGGTCATAGAATTTATCAAGAGATACTTGATACTTAGCTTCTACTACTTCGGCCAAAGAGACATCAACTGGTCTGTCGTTATCAACTCTGGTCCTTTCGGCAAATTTTACTAACTCCTTTAGTTCTTCGCCGGTGATCTTATCTTTTAATTTTTTCTCGTCAGCCATTATATGACAGTATTTAAAGTTTTACAAAGTGATTAATGGGGGAATGGTTAGTTTTTAACCATTATCTGGAATCTCGCTGTATCAGCAGCTCCAGTGATTGCCCAACCAATACAGGTGGCGATAGTTACAGAAGCGGCTGAATACTTAGAGAGTCCCGAAGTATCTAACCCCGTATATTTAACCGGGCCTGTAGTTATTGCTCCATCGGCAATAGCCTCGATAATAACGAATCCTCGTGTTTTAACTGTACAACGAGTATCAGCAACTGCTGGGTCTACTGTTAATAAACTTACCCCAATGCAAGTATGCTCGCTTACACCATCCCAAGGCTTAATTTTACCATTTGTGTGTAGCATTACCGGCTGACCAGCAGATACTTTTTCATTAGCGTGGAATCCCTGATGAAGTTTGTGGGATTCATCTTTTACGAATAACCGTTTGGTTTCTGAACCAAAAGCTGTTAAACTTTGTTTAGGACCTAATCCTGACATAATATTGTGTATTAAGTGGTTTTTAATTTACTTGGAGGCTTCTTAGTCCTCTTTAGAGTTTTTCTTTTTACGGTTCTTGTGGATATTCTTAAGGATTTCCTCATCAGATTCTACCTCATGATTTTCCTCTTCGACTGTTACACCCTCGGGTTTAGCAGCAGCACGAGAGATCTCTTTAGAACCGCATTTTTCACAGGTTAGTGAGAAGTGCTCTTCAGCTTGTTTCTCATACTGAAGGTTTAGAGCAGAAGCTATTTCATAATTACTATCTTCGATGAGTTTAACCATGTTAGCATCTTCTTTATCACCCATAGCCAGTTTGTAATTAGCTAAGGTCTTCTCTCTTAATGCAGTAAGAGCAGTATCACCAATTTTAGCTTTAGCCTCAAGTGCATTGATACTATTCTGAATAGTTTCAGTACCAGTTACTTCCTTGCCATCAAATTGGAAGGTAGCTTCTGTAGTACCAGCTCCATTGGCTTCCGCCTTAGCCTTGAAAGCAAGCATTGAAGTGTTAAGTTCTTTTAATTTTTCACCAAAGTTTTCTTCGGTTACTACTGGGTTAGTAATCCCAGCAGCTACTAACATTACGGTTAGTTGGGCTAAGTGTTTATCCATTTCTTGAGAATTTTCTTGTGTAGATATATTATTAATAAGTGTTTTAGGTATTGTAGAGTCTGCTGATAGTGAGGTCTCTGAGAAGCTTTTAAAATCGATGAAGGCATCGGAGAAAGCTCTTTTCTGGATATCAACAGAATAATCGGATAGGGCCGAGTTGGCAGTAATACCATAGTACTGTCGTTGGGCCATGGTAGGATTTATAATCTTACCATCTTTGATTTGTTTAGCAAATGGGTCAGCACCATGATTTACTAATGAGGTTTCTTTATATTGGATTATCTTTGTAGCTATCCTTTGTATAAGTTTACCATCGGCATCATAAGTACCCAGCTTATCCCAAAAGTCACTGGTTTCCATTTCAGGGTGAGATGGCTCCCAAGTGAATTGAACTGTTACAGAGTTAGAGTGGATTGAAGGTGGGTTCATTTGGATACCCCTTGCAATACGTGGGTTCGATTTGGCATCAATGTTTAATACCATATTAATACCAGCTGGGATTTCTTTACCGCCGGTTTTGTACTTCTCCTGCCATTCAGTAGATAGTACAGCTCCAATAGCATTACCAAGGGCGGTCTCATGATCTATGTTTACTGTCTGCCCAATTAGTAGTGGCATTGATTCCTGTAATACATTCTCTGGGAAGTATACAGGATTCCATTGTTTGTGTACAGTAACATTTGATAAGGCCCTAAATACTGGTTGGATCATCTCATCATCTTTTGGGTCAAAATCCTCAGCTGTAGCATCTGGGTAATAAGTAGTATAGTTTGGGGATGAAGAATCGAAGAAACCCAATCCCACCTCATCGATATTTTGAGCCTTGTCCACAGATGCAAGTGCATTATGTACTTGAGCCAATTTTACCGAGTTTGGTTTATGTCCCAATATCCTACTATGCCCAGATCCAAGATTTATGTAATCTTGCCCTCCTTTAATTTTTGCCATAGGTCTATTTATTTTTTACCGTCAGCGTCTTTGTCTTTCGGTACTGGTTTATTTTTATCTCTGGTCTTTCTATCTGATTTATCCTTATCCTTTTCTCGGTCAGCTTTTTTCTTTGCATCTCCAAGAGGATCACCAGCTGGTGCTCTGGGTTCTTTCTGGTTGGGTTTATCATACCCCATATCATCCGCAAATTGATCTTGACCTACTATACCCTGGTTATATAGGGCAGTTAGGTTTCTGATTTTAACCTCAATAGCCTGTTGAATTTTTAGGTCATCTGATATAGTGGTTGGGTTAAACTTTACCTTTAGGTTATTAAAACTATATCCAGCTAATCTTAATTCAAGTGAATATCCAAATTCAAGGCAGGCTGATACCATAGTTTGGATATTCTTTGATTGAGATACCATTTTGGAGAAAAGTACCGTAATACTCGTTTCAGACCCCTTACCCCCAGAAACATTAAGAAATTCAGGCGTAGTTTTAAGTCCTGTAGCGGTATTTCTCTTATTCTGGTTATATAATTCACCAACTCCATTCAAATCTTTACTAGTAGCATTGAATTTGAACTCGTGTTGGTCCTTTAACCCCACTACTATACCATCTTTTAAACCAGATTGTAAAGCTTCTTTAGTTTTATCCAGGTGAGTCTCACATCTGGTTTCATGGGAACCAATAGATTCTCCATCATTTCTAACCGGTGGTTCTACCTGGGCTTCAAAGAATCCAAGTAACCCAAGTTGGTCCATTATTTTATCGATGTTGAGGTCCATAACTAAACCAGTTTCTATATGCCTAAGTGCAGTCATATATGGTGGAATAGGATAAGGATTCTCTTCATCGCCCATCAAACAGAAAAAATTGAATGTCTGTGGGTTCATTTTAAATAGGTTAGTAGCTAAAGATTTACTATTAGTGGGAGTTCTTCTTTGGTATGGTACAAATCGTTTTCTAGCGTTGTTCCAACTAAACTCAATTGTTTCCGGATTTACTAACACCAGGTTATCAAGAGTACTTGGTAATTTACCAGGCATTGGGCTTAGCTCTGGAACCCATTCTACTGATAGAGCCCCGGATATCATTATCTGGGATATTAGCTTATTAACTATCCCATGTACCCCAGCTACTCCATCTCCCCAAGTCTTACCCTTTTCACGGAGATGCTTCCTCATCCTATCAACCTTAGCCTGTGGTACAGAATCATCGAAATAAATCTTATGTCCTGTGTTTACCAAGGTTACTGTATCATACAGTGCCTGGGCTATGTCTGAATCGAATTTAGAAGCTTTCCTAATAACCGGTATTAGGGTTCTGAGGTATTCGGGTTGTAATACCCTCATCTTTTTTTCTAGGCCATTTATCATTGAACTATAGCTTAAGTCCGGCCTGGATATCCTACCCCCCTTTGGAGCCACATCAACGGGTTTCTTTTCTGCCTGTTGTTGTGGTGGTGGTGGGGGATCTTGCATCTTTGGTACTCCCATATATTCGGAGTCCCAAGCTTTTAAAAGTATTTGTTTAAGTCCCATATAATATGTATTATCTTGGTGTTACTACTGAACTTCTTAATGGTGATTTACGAACATGATTGGTTATGGCTTTAGCTAAGATAGCATCATCTGTGTAATATTCATCATCGTCATCCTTGGCATCATCTTTACCTAGGGCAATAGCTTTATTATTATTGTTATAAATAAAAGTGTATGCCTCTTGTACAAAGAATGGGTCTTTTATTAATACCAAATCTCTTCTAACATCATCCTCTAAAGCATCGATTATTACGGGACGAGTTGAACCCGTGGTTAACCATCCAGGAACTAATTGTTCCTCTGGCTTACTCTTACCCTTTTTCTTTAGAAATTGAACTGTGTAATATAAGTTTGGGTACCCACTTTCTTGTATCTTTGTGGTAACTGCCAATCCGATATCATTAGTCTCAGGTGCTATCAGGGCATTATTGAACATTCTGCCATAGTACATAAGTAAATCAGCAAAATCACCAACTGGTATTTTACCTTTGAAATATCCACATTCATTACCCTCTCTATCCATAATACTAAATGCAGAGTAATCTCGTGACCTACCCGTTGCAACGTCAGCTCCGATATAGTAATATTTATTTGGTTTAGGTCTATCGGTGATTACTAAAGTACCGTTACGTTTCTTTTCTACTACTTTCCACTCGGTAAGCATATCCTCGATAGCCTTGATATCTTCTAGGTCAAATACGGTATGCCCTGATGATAGGAAGTCACCATCAATTTCTTGGGCTGTTCTTCTAGGACCTAGACCTGCTGCCATTGTGTCATACCATTTTTGATCTCTGTCAGGGTGCATCTGCCAGTGTAATCGTATTGGGTTAAAATCATTACCCCCAGCGATAGCATCTACCCAGGTAGAATGGAAGAAGTTACCTACCCCATATGGTGTACTGTTTAGGATAGCAGAACCCCCGGTTGATAGTGTAGGGAAAGCTGCTGCCCAAATAGTATTAGCCCAACGTACAATTGCTGCCTCATCGATTACTAAAAGAGATACAGCCTCTGAACGACCAGCATCCTCAGTAGTTGGTATAGAGGTAATTAGGGAACCATTAGCAAATTCCATTTCCTGTGCAGTACCATATTCACCAGAACGGCCATTTACAACGGCTACTTGCATATATTCTGGCAGGTTTTTGTACATGAACTTTATCTTTTTCAGTACTTTCTTAGCTACCCTATCTTTAATGGAGATGATTTGGATATTCTTATTTGGGTGGAACATCGCTAGCCACAGACAATACATCGAGATTAACTCGGTTAATCCCGCCTGTCTAAACTTTAATACGATATTGAAACGTTGTGTTAAAAAGTACCATAGGGTCCTTTTCTGATAAGGGTATAACCCAAATCGAACCCTACCGTGTACCGGGTTAATTACGTGTATAAAATTGGAGAAGTGGAATGGATCTTCTTTTACTTTCCGCAGGGTTTTAAACTCGGATTTAGTTAAACCCCGTTTTTTAATCTCCCCTACTTTTGCCATATCCTGTATTTCAATGTTAGTCCTAATGAGTTAGTATCATAGTCTAATAGTCCTAGTCGGCTTTCAAGCTGTAATGAAAAACGTCTTACTGGAATCTCTAATCCTACACAGGCAACTGGCTGTTTCCCGAAGATATCATACCCAAAACCCGTATAACCATTGAACCTCCTACGTCTTGGGTCTTTTGGGATAGGTGATGGTTTTAGTTTTGTTGGGTTTCGGGAGAATTTGTTGTTTGAGTAGTAATAGTCGAATTCGGATAAGTATATTGGATATTTCTCACCAAGGATATCACCATTTATTCGTAACATATTAAGTATTAAGGTATCTCTGTTTAATTCCATGCTTATTAGTTTACTAGCCCGCTGATATTTACGTAGATATTGCTTACTAATCCACACTTCTGATTGTAAACCATTGATGATTAGTGATAGAGAATCTCTTAATTCCTTGATAGCGATGGTGTCCTTTACGGGTTTATCTAGGTATTTGATAACCTGTTTTGGCTGTGTTGGTATCCCTTTTATTGGATCCTTGGTGGGACTAGGAACTTCGATGGTATCAGTGGTATACTCATACCTTATCTCTGGTACAGGTTTTTCTTTAGTGAAGATATCTCCAATACCTCTGACCAGTATACACAGTAGGATTAGGATTACGATGAACTTCATCTGGGTAAACTTCTTATTATTCATGATCTAAGTTATTTAAGGATTTCTGAATTAATAGGGGATCGAAGATCCCCTATTCTGGATCGAAGATCCAGATCCATTATCCATGTTATTTAAGGAAAATTTTTAATAAATAAATAACTCCCCTAAAGGGGAGTTATTTATTATTAATATTATTATAAATATATATATATATACTTTGTATATATATATTTATAATAGAAAGAGGGATCTGCGCGCGTACGAGGAGGAAACTCTTAATCTATTGAAACTGGGGGTTATTGAATATCCCCCAATACACTTCATGTCCTTCGGCTATCCAGCCTTCCACGATCTTTAGTAAATCCTTATCACTACGGTTTTGTATAACCTTAGGGCTTACTCTTCGATATGCTGTAACCAAACAACCCTCAGTGTCTAAGTGGGTATTACCACCATGGTTTCTTATACCACTAAATTCTATGATACCATCAGTACAGATATACCTACCATCAGAAGTTTCCTCATTATAGAGCAGGATCATGTCGCGTTTAAATCTAGTTGAGCGGGATACTATTACTCTATACCAACCTTCTGGGATGGCAGTCTTCCTAGCAACTTTAACTCCAATTGCTCTAACTGCATCTTCCAGCTGGTAAGAGAAATGTTTTCCCTCTACAAGTACATCGCTTAGAGTAGTATCCTCAAAATACTCTCTACGATTAGAAATTATAGTCCGAGTCTTTGCCGGATTTCTTCTTACATCTTCTTCTGAGATTCTTTTTGCCATAGCTCAGTCTTTTTAATTTGTTTATAAAACCATCTTCCTATCTCATAGGGTGGGCACTTAGTTACAGTTACCCTACCCTTATTTATTGAATAGCCCAGTCTTTCTTCATCTATCCAGATTTTGAATCTGTCTGGTACTCCCTGTATTCTGGCCATTTCCCTTGGTGACATTTGGTAACCATCTGGGGTGAATTGCCTATTTTGTTTTCTAACGGTTTTTGGGGGATCTCCAGCAAAATTCTTATACACACCGGGAAGATTCTTCATCTTAGTACCGGGCATTGACCATTGCTTTTGGTCCCTGTATTGGTTATTCCATATATCTCTTACCTGACCAAGATTTAATTTCCGGCCCTTATAAGACATACAAACCACAGTGTCATCGGGCTCCCTAACTTGCCCAAACTCAGGATGTAAAGTGGGCAAATCGTTTAATAAGTCTCTAGTATTCTTTAATTCTTTAACTGGATAGATTTTATTTAAAGTGCTAATTACTTTTCTAGAGTCTACTAGAAGTTGCCTATTTACTCCAATTATTACCAATCTAACTCTCGTAATCTGAGAGTTACCAAATTTAGATACCGAATCCTTGAAAATGGTTAGCTCATAGTCTTTCTCTATCTCTTCTATTAAATCCGGAGATAAGCTCTCTAACATCTTCGGTAGGTTCTCCATTAAGAAAGCCTTTGGTTTATATAATCTTATCGAAGCCCAATAAAGGCTTAGTGATTCATTATCATTTGGGTCACTAAGTTTCTTAGCTCGTGAATATGAAAGGACAGATGAATGACCACAGTCGGGTGCACCGATGATGATATCGGGTTGAAGTCCATTAAATTCTACAGAATCAAGTTCTTTTACCAGTGGAATGCCAGGAAAGTTTAACTCCCATTGGATATCATTGGGTGTTTTAAATGCTGTCCTGGGTTCTATGTTGCCCATTAGATATTTTTTAAAGGGGAATAGGACTACTCCATTACCCCCGCATACGCCAAGTACTTTCATATTTCAGTATTAAATGTTTTGTAATGTGAGATTGGTATTGCTTTCCTGTATGCCCTAGGGTAACTATGCTAGAAATGAACTAGTTACTAAAATACTATTTTAATCTATAACAAATAAAATACACATGAACAGAGCAGCTAAATTAACATCTACCCCAAGTTTAATACTAACTGGGAAAAGGGAAGAAACAGTAATATTTAAGAAGCGTAACCCTGGATTCCATGGGGAGATTAGACTTGGAGTTCCTTATAGAGCTAGGATGTATGATGAGACAGGTTCTTCCTGGTTAATTGCTATTGCAGATGTAATACCAAAAAACTTTCAGGAAGATACCCAGGTACTTAACTTATCATTAATGTCTTCTAAATGCCCAGCCGAAGAAGCTTGGGAAGCTATATATAATCTGGATGAGGTAATGGTGGAGCTTATAGCTTCTAACATATCTTATCCATGTGCTAAGTTTAAAGCGGAACTAGTATCCGTTGATAAAGAGATACAATTAGAATTAATACCTTAACATCATGGGATCAAAATTAGTAGAATTAATATTACGAATAGCCTTCTTCCTATTCATGTCGTTGGTGGCTATGGCAGTTATGTGTATGGGAGTAATATGTATACTATTGCCAGACACAATCTTCTTAGATGAGGTAAAACAACCAGAACTTGTTGGGTCATTGCTAATGGCATTAGCCTGTGGTTGGATTATTCTCTATAGTGCATATCACAATTTAAAATTTCCTAAGTCTAAATTAAATATCACAGATCATGATGTTAAAGCTTATTAGCCATATATTACCGGTATTAATCTATGGCCTGTCATTATACGCATCCTCATGTTGCGTATCGTATGGGTTAAGGATAGCTAAAACCCATAGTATGTTTGATGGGGTATCTATTATCCTACTCGGGGTCATAGTAATACTAGGGATAGGTAAAACAATTAAGGATGAGTACTTTAAAAAACCCTAATCATGGAAACACGGATAATAAAGATAAATAAATGTAACGATAATTGCCCTCATCGTAGAGCAAAAGAAGAAACCGATGGTGGGTATTATAGATTAATTAAAGTAGTTCCTGGAGATGTACCAGAAGCTAGTAGGGTATGTGTGGCAGAAGATGGGATTATACGTAATATAGATACCAATGAAGTTACATTGAATAAACCATTCCCCTTTTTCTGTAAATTATCCCAAGAGGATACTATAATAACTCTGGAGGAAAGTGAAAAAGATGGGTATATGATTTGGTTAGAATACTTGAAAACTGGAACACATAGATTCATCATCACTGATAACCAGGATTTAGAAAGTAAATTTGATGAGTTAGTAGATGCATACGAACTTTACCGTCAGGAAATAGACGCACACACTAAAAAACAATAATTATGGAACTAAAAGATTTCCCAGAAGTAAACGTAAGAATCGCGGAAGACCAACCAGAGTTTGGCACTATTCCCGCATTAGTAGACAAGAAGACAAATACAGCAACCTTCTGCTTTCAACTGGATCAGGCTGAAAGAGAAAGAGTAATGGACTCAGGTGAGATCTGGTTCACTCAGTGTTTAAATGCTTTGGGCCAGATGCACCCCATTAGTTGCTCAACTATCAAGGAGGACCTAATCAATGGATAATACTATGGATAAATATTACATTGGAGCCGATTGTGCCAAGGAGGGTGAAGATAGGCAAGTAGAAACTATTTGTGTACTAAAGCAGATTGGTGATGGGAAGTTGGAAATGGTTTATAGTTCTAGCGAAGTAAAGCCTATTCCAGAGGGAGCTGTAAACCACTCATTCCGGTATGAGGTGGATAGGATAAAAGCTAAGTATAATGCTATTGGTATATGTGAGATACCAAAAAAGAAAACTGGGGAAGAAAGATACCCACTATTACCCGATTTCATGGCTGGGACATTAGTACCAAACAAGGTACTACTAACAGGAACTCCAAAGGGTATCTGTAGTGCCTCTGAATTTGCTTTATTATATGGGGTAGATTTTGCTAAAGCCCCAGATAACTATATTAATCCCACGCTATGTAGAAAATGTGGTAAGCCACACTTTTTACGTGATGAGGATGCTGGATCTGATCGAGAACAATATAGGCTATGCCCAACTTGTTTTGAAGAAAACTTCATCTAGGATTAAGGGAGTACCGGCTAAATGCTAGTACTCCACTTCTTTTTAAAGCATATATTTAATACGTTTATAACACTAATTTACTAGTATTATGCTAGTATAGAGGAGATTAACCATATGGATCTACCAGATATATTCACAACCGGAACTATAAGAGTAGTGAACCGGAGAACTCATGCCCCTACGGATCAGGATATTTATATCGGTAGGGGATCTGCTTTAGGTAATCCTTACTCACATATGCCAGGGGTACCAGAAGCGGGCTTCGGATGTAGGGATAGGGAAGAGGCTATCGATAAGTACAGGGACTGGCTAAGAAGGAAAATCCACAGAGAAGATCCTGATGTGCTAGAAGCACTTCAAGAAATTAGGGAGTTGAACAAGAAAGGAGTAGTCTACTTAGTATGCTACTGCTCTCCACTACCATGCCACGGTCTAATTATAAAAGAACTATTGAATGAGTCTACCTAAAAGCTTAACACCAAACCGGAAAAAATGGAAACAGATGATATATAAAAGCCCAATGAAAAGATACAATGTAAGAATCAGAACCTTCGACTCAGATGGAGCCTACGAAGAAGAGTTCAAACCCCTAGAGAAATTCATTGAAGATAACATAGAGGGAGTAATCTCAAATGGATCAGGGAAATTAGAAACCCTGGAAGAAAAGGTGGATAGATTAACGCTGACAGTAAGGCAGCTACTCATTACGCAATTCCAATCTAAACAATTAACTAAAGCTCAGCTACTAGAAATCATCGGGGTATACCCAGACGATAGTGAGCAGTATAAGATAATCAAAAGAATTTAGTTATGAGTATACAATTCAGCGCAGGTGGCATAGATGCTAAGGGAAACCAAGAAGGTATCAAATGTACCAACTGCATCGACTGACAGGTACACGTAATAGGTACAGGAGAAAGCTACAGATGCCCAGAATGTGGGGGTACTGGTTGGGTAGAGAACCCAGAATGTGGAACCATAACCTTCGACCCATACCAATACCACTAACAGACCGAAGCCCATTTCTTTCTTGATTTGGGCTTCATTGTGTTTAGTACGTGAATTGCTTTAGGCCGAAGGCCTGCTGCGAAGCAACGTGGAAAACGTGATCAGCATAGGTGGGATGCGACCGCTACTGATTATCGAGGAAGAGGGGTTCGGGTCCTTAACGTATGGGGGATTTTCGAAATTTGTATTTTTGGGGGGGTTCTGGTTTGGGGTTTGTAGTTGGAGCGTGGATCCTTTTCGGTTTCAGGTTTCAGGTTTTCACCTTTCAGGCTTCAGGCTTCAGGCTTCAGGGATCGCTTCGTTATCACTTCAGGATCAGGATCAGGGATCAGGATCGCCTTAACGTATGCGGGAAATTTGTGGTTGTGGGATCGGCGGATGGTATATGATAATTAAAAAATCTTAGATAAAAAATAGGGGACAGATTATTTTTGTCCCCCTATCTAAATCTTAAATAAATATTCTTACAATCTGAAATACAATATAACAACTGAATAAAATCAGAAATACATTTATTTTATTATTTAATATCTTTTTCATTACACTAGCTTTAATTTATCTAAACTTTTAAACAACATTAATAAACATACAGTCTTTAATAATAGAATTGTAACAACTAATAAAACAGTTTGCAAAGGAGTTAACTCCGTATTATTAAATAATTCTGTATATGCTTTTACAATAGCTAAGATTAAAAAGATAGTAGTAATAAAGTATTTCATAATATATAGTTTTTAAATTTTAAAAAAAAGAGAAATAAGGAGCTTATCAATTGCGGAATTAATAAACTCCTATTTGGGCTATTTGGGTGAATGATTATGCAATCTTTTTAAATATTTGCTGAATATCAGCATCCTTTATTTTAAAGTTTTTAACTTCTTTTAAAAATGTATCTATTGATGAATACATTTTAGATGAAATGTTACAAAGAGACTCCGGGGTGAAATCATTAATCAAATAACAGTCCTTATAATATTTTAAGAATCCAACTATTAAAACTTGTTTGTCAGAATCATTTGCATTATTATAAGCGTTTATCATTTGCTCTAAATGTTTTCTAAATTTAGATCTTTGTCCGCTTGTATTTCTTTTTTCAAAATTTAAAGACTTAACATGCTTTTGTGCATTCACAAAAACTAAATCTTCTTTTTCAACTGCAAAAACAAATTTGTACAATCCTTTTTGAGAATTTGCATTTGTTGTTTTTACATTAAGCTCATTTGCTTTTTCTAAAATTGAATCCAAATTAGATAAATCTAATCCCAATAATTCATCGTCTGAAACGTTTACTTTTTTTACGTTTACTTTTGCTGCTTTTGTGTTTACTTTTGTAGTCATTTTGTTTGTTTTTAATTTGTCTAAATAAGACGTTAATAATAGTTTGTTTGTTTCTTCATTACAAACATACGAAGATTTTTTAATTTGCAACAAATAAAAATGCAATTATTTTAATTTATTTTCTTATTTATTTTAATTTCAAATTATTAAAATAATTAATTAAAAATTTGGAATTAATTAATTTTTTGATTTATTAATATCCTTATATACCAAAATCCAAATCCAAATCCCATCCCGGTTATAATTTCTACGGCCATGATAGCCTCTGGGCCCTATTACATTCGAGCTTCTGGGCCAACCTATCCTGATCCTCTTTTGGGGCCCTTGTCCTGGGCTGGCGGGATCCCACGTCGGCTATGATAGCGGATCCCAGTTGTCCCTGACTGGAGCCCTCAGGATCCCATGTAGGCCTGATAAAGGATTAGAGGGATCCTACGTAGAGCGTTAGACATCCCAACATGTATCCAGCACTCCCAAACAAAAGACTCCCCAATCAAATCACCAATCCATGACCATAAGCTAAAGTACTATATATACAACTTAGAGAGCGGGGGGGGCTGGGGATGGTTCGGATGTGGGTTTAGTTTGTTGGGTATGGTATCAGGGCTTCATGGTTCCCCGTGGACACAGGCCTGATAGGTAAGCGCTGATAGTATTGGTTTGTATCTATTTCAGGTACCTAGATTTCTCTTGTATGTGGGCCATGATCCCGCAATGGTAAAAGAGCTTCCTAGCTTCATGGCCGGATGGCTGGAGTACCATACAAACAAAGGCTTCTGGGCTGTAGGGCCGGCTAGCAGCCGGGATAAGGGATGCCAGTGTTATTTCAAGCTCAAGGTCAATTAGGTATATGTGTAATTGAATATGTAGAGTGATCCCAGTATATGTAGATGGGTACCTATGTTGATGTAGGTATATACGAATAATAAAAAAGGAGAAAAATAAGTAGGTGAGTAGTATATATGTGTAGTTGTCTTATATAGTTTCTAAGTTGTATATAGATAGTAGTTACTTAGTGGTTTTCTAGATAAGGGTTGTTTTGGGGGGGGGTGGGACGTTTGGAGTGCTGTGGGACAGAATACCCCAGCCTATTCGGCTAGGGTATTTGAAGGTAGTATAGCTAAGTGGGTTATTAGTCCCAGTCCTCAATAACCTCCTCTATTGTCGTATAGTTCGAGGCTAGCATTCGGGCTGATATAAAGGATTCCTTGAGGGTTTTAGCGGTATCTATGAATTCCTCCTCGATAGGTTCTATGTACCACTCATTAGTTACTTGTTTGATGACCCCAGTTTTAGCCTTTTCAAAGTTCTCGGACATTTGGATATAAATCATGTCTGGAGAAGCATGGTCCTCGGATAGAAATTGAAAGATGTATAGTTTCATGGTTATAATTATTTAAGTGTATCTAAGTAATTGTTCAAAGCTAACTCCCAATGACCAGTGAAGAAGGATTTGGCATAGGCTCCGGATCCCCTGATGATTTGTGGTTCCCAGTCCCCGTTTGGCTGTTTCTTAATTACTTCAGTCTTATTGGTAGGTACATCGGTAATGACGATAATAGTGGATTCTGTTAGGAGATGTTTCTCTAGATTGCGAATTGCCCTGAAGTGATCAGGCATTGAGGATTCCCTAGTTCGTTTGTGCAGTTCTTCAAGTAATGGTTTGAATACTGCAGCAAGATCTTTTGTTACTGCTGTGCAGGTAGTGATCTCTTGGTGTTTCTGGCTGATGAAGGTAATTGTTTTCATATCTTTTTTATTTGTTTGTTTATACAAATATACGTATAATATAGATATAAAATAGAATCCCAGAACCAACCCTAAGGCTGGCCTGGGTATACCCTGTATTATTTGGGAGATGAGGAAAATCCTCTGAAATGGCCTCTCCATGTACCCCCATGATTTAATTCTGGGCTGTCCACGAATTCGAAACTGTATTTTGTCCTAGCCTTACTGAGTATTCTTACTTTCTCTGGTCTACCTTTGTGACTTACATAGGCAATGGTACCCGGCTCAGCAAAACCATTCCTGAGTGTTTGGTCATTTGTAGTAAGGGGTTTTAAGCTAGAAACTATAGCTTTAAGGGTAAGAGTAAATTCTTCCTCGCTGTATTTTACTCTACTAGAAATCTTCTTATGACCATGCTTTTCCAATACTTTATTGATAGCCTCATCCAGGTCATGGTGGATATTTGATATTTGTTGTTCCCTGTTCATGTTATTAATAATAGCCTTGGGCATTTTTCTCGCCCTCGAAGTTAACTAATTCTGATCGTTGTTGGTCCCTAAATACCGAGATTTTGTATTCTGGCTCGGGATAGCTAGATTTAAGAGATTCATAGACCTTTTTGACATGGTCCTGGGGCAATGTACTCTCCACTTTAAAGAAATGGGCATAGCCCGGGGTTATACCCAAGCATAATTCCTTGGGGTCCTGCATCTTAGCTACGTTTATGGTATATTTAGGCATAACTTAGGATTTTGAGTTATCTATAAAGGCAATCTCAGCCTGGTTAGTATATTGTATAAGATCAACTGCCCTGAAATGATCCCCGATGTCCTCTGTATTAATATAGGACCTATGATCTGCAGAATAACGATATACCCGAGTAATATGGGAGGTATGAGCAGAGATAACAATAACCTGAGGTAAATTCTTAAACTCATTGAGAGTCAATTCAATTACCTTAGCCCAGCTCTCTTTGGGTTTTGGTAAGATCTCATAGCTAGCATCTACTTTATCCAGGATATGATGGATAGCTTCGGGTATATTATTTCCCATGCCCGTACAGGTATGGATTCCGTCTTTGTAGGTAATAAAGGTAATAGTTTTCATGTGTTTTGTTTATTTGTAATTAATAATAGGTTATATGTCTTGGGTTATGACCATACCCAGGTTCTCAGGGTATCTATCCAAGATTTGTTTTTGAGCTGTCTATACCAGATTTCTTTGTAATCCTTAAGTAAGTTAGGATCTGTCCCGTGCTCTTGAATGTAGAACATATGCTGAATTACCAGGATGGATTGAGCAATATAGAATGGGTTCTCTAGATCAGCGATTAGTTTATCGTAATCATCATGAGTAAAGGGTTCCAGAGTTCCTATACATTTGTTAGGTGACCAGCAAATGTTATCCAGGTTAGATTTTGCTCCCAGTACCCAAGTTTGATATGTTAGGTAGTCCTTAGCAGAATGATTAAGATCCTGTTTCTCTGCGGGGCAATGTAGTAAGTCAAGGGTTTCTCTAAAGTCTTTCATAATTTTATTATTTGTTTGTTTCATTATTCAAATATACATATAATATAGATATAAAATAGAATCCCAGATCTAACCAGGCTTCCAACAAATAAGGCCCCCCAATAATGAGAGGCCCTAAGTGAGTAGTTGTAAGTAATAAGAAAGGGTTATTCTGTATCTTCAGCATTTGAAATACCTTTACGTAGAGCCTCTATATCCCAAACTCTGTAAGTAGTAGGTATGTCATTATGCCTGAATTTTGATTGTGGATGTGGTGCACTGGCCAATACTATATCTAATATGTCCAGCAATTGTTTTTGTTGTTCTTCTGAAATCTTTTTCATGTTATTTACTTTTACGGAATTTGTGCATAGATAGGGTCATAAAGACCAGAGTAATCTCAAGAAATGCCATTTGCAATCGTAGTTGTATAGCTTTTTCATGAGTGATGGCACCAATTTGGCACTGGTCTAGTATAGTAGTACTAATGTTAAAGTAGAATAATAATGTAGCGAATAATAAGCATACTAGAAATATGTCGAATAGATTAATTCGGATTCTCTTTTTCTTAGCCCGGGGCCCCTTACCAAATTGGTCATAATGTTGTTGAGCCTGTACCCCCATATGGTTTAGGAATAACTCCACCCCCAAAATTGGTTCCTCTGGGTATGTAGTGAGTAGGAATTCCCATTCTCCATTCTCATCAAGTTCCATGGTATAGGCGGTGCCTAGAATTGTTTCGGGGTCTGTAATATCCATATCATCGGTGATTAACACATAGTTATCTGGCTCCCATTGCAGGTCCTCATGGTCCCTTATGCTGGGGTGGGCATTGACCTCTTCCACGGTATAGCACTTGATAGTATCCGGCAAATGTTTGTTCATGTATTTAACAGCCTGGCCTAAAGTTTTAGGTAATCTGGGTTTGAATAGCTTAAGC